TTATGATATTTGATTGAAAATTTTTCCTATACAATCTTTTATCATTTGTGGTATACTGTAATCATGAGGTGACAATATCATATTCAAGAATTGCAGAACAATGGCTATCCAAGAGATGACGTTCACTTTACTGGAGGGGTTGTTCCGTTCGTAAGCATCCCTTCCGGCGATTGTGACTTCAACCATTTGTCCGCAGTGAGTACGTTCAATCATGCCTGTAGCGAGGAGATAACGGTATTCGGCGGAAAATTCACCTAAGTAGCTATTCAATTTGAGAAAAGGCGTGGGGCCTCTATCATAAAAGAACTGCAATGCTTTCAACGTTTTAGAATCCATGATAAAATCCCTCTTTGTAAGCCTGTATGTCGTGATACAGGCTTATTTTTGTGCCCGTAACTATGAATTAAAAGGATATGCAAATTTATATAACGCTTCGCCTATCGAGCCAGGATAGATACTATCCGGTGCGGAGTATCCATCTGGAACGGAATGAATTACGTTGCCAGCGCTGTCATAGTTCGCGAATCCTAATACGGCCATAGTCTTGTCTTGATACACTTTTATATGTTGAATTGATGTAGTTCCGTCAGCGTTCGCTATATGTACCCATAGGATTTTGTATGGAACGTTAGCCCCTTTATAGCCCATTCTTTCTGCTACGCGGTTTTGATTTTCTTCTAACTGGGTTAAATTATGCGTTGATACGCTACTAATATCTATTGAATATTCCGAGCCATCAGCCGTTGTTCCAATAGAAATCCAATTGGAAGCAAATACAGGGCAACTAAATACAAGTAAAGCAATTAGCGTCAATAGTATCTTTTTCATAATATTACCGCCTTTCTGCGCATGGCAACTAATACGTTATATTGCGGGACATATGACCTTTCAAAGCAAACCATGCAATCATGAGGACGATCGTAACAATCAGAAGTGCAATTCCTTTTGTTTTGCGGTTTTGTTTTATTTCTCCTATTGCATATTTTCCAAGGCCAATGAGAGCAAATAACACAACCCATAATATAAGATTCATTTTTCATCGCTCCTTTATCGCAGGTCTGCGTTGAAATCAATATATTTAACGCAGGTCTGCGTTAAAACGCATTAAGCGTGTGTTAGTTTCGGCTGCCAAGGCTGGTACTGTTTCAATCAAGAATCTCTCGCTTCTATAAGTAGGAGAGGTTCAACCTTCGATACGGGCTTATTTTTGTTTTACCCTGCGACGATATAAACAATACATAGCTCCGAGATAAATAGCGCCATGGAAATAATAGATATGATCCCAATAATAGTAAGCGTCATCGTCAAAATATTCCTCAACCTTTAACGGATTAGCATATACACCGAATCTTTCTGAATTTTCTATAGCAATAGTATCCGCAGAGTCATATTTATTGCCAGACATGTCATGCCCAACCCCGTATTTTTTATCTATATTGGCCTTTTGGGAAATTAACGCTTTTTGGAATTTTTCTTTTTCTTTGTTGTTCAAAGAATGGATATAATCATTGACCATTCTATAGTTGTGATAGTCCCACCTATTTTCAAAGGCCAGCTGATGGAAGCAATAAGTTAAAGCGGCGAACAAAACAAGTGTGACGATGCAACTTGTCATGAAACCAGATCTTGAAAGTGGCTTTTCCTTTTCGCTAAATATCGTAAAAAGATACATCCCTAAAACAGTTGTCAAAATACTTACAAGTACACCCAATGAGACCCCGCCTTTCTAAAGTAAGTTTTCGAGAATCCGACGAATGACATCCATTTGAACCACTCCATTTTTACAATTTTCCACGAAGCTCAACAACCTTTCCCAATATTTGTACCGGTAGGGACTGAATTTCTTTGTTTGAGTAAAAATGGGGTTCGTATACGCAAGTATTTGTCGCAATAATGGTAATGCCGTCTTCCTGCTTCTTTATGCGCTTGACCGTCGCTTCATTCCCGTTCACAAGGACTATGGCTACATCCCCACTGTCGACGTCATCCTGCCGACGAACAATCACTACATCTCCGTCCAACATACGCGGTTCCATTGAATGACCGCGTATTTTTAATGCAAAGAAATCGCCTGTTGCTGCAAGCTCTGGCGTAATTTCTTCATAATCAAGTATTTCCTCGACAGCCTCTAGTGGGATACCTGCCACGACGCGACCCAGAACTGGAATGGGTACCCCTCGACCCGTACGTTTAGAATAAATAGTTGTTCTTGATGTGGTTATCCCCATGAGCCAGTCAAAAGAAACATCAAAATACGAACAGATTTTCTTTTTAATAGCATCATCTGGTGTGCTTTTATCGTGCTCATAGAGAGAGATTGTTGATTTGGAGATTCCCAGAACCCTGCCAAGTTCATCACCCGTCATTTTTCTTTCTAATCTCAGTTCTTTTATTCTGCTTCCCAATGTACTCATAAAAGCACCACCTTTTTAAGTTCAAGAATTATAAACCGTTTTCTTTAATGTACCCTATAATTTGAATTTTGTAAACATTAGTTTTAAAAACTTCAACAAAAGCATTGACAGTTTAAGAAACTTCAACTATAATATACTTAGAAAGTTTGATGAACACAAACTTTCTAATAGAAATTTAATATCGTCCCCGTTGTTGAGTAGCAACGGAAATGGCAATAAGCAGGAATGTTGTTAAAAACCTCTTGCTAGCTTATAAACTGGTGTGGCGATGGTAATTTCCGCGTAGGCAGGCCATTATTGAGAACAATAAGAAAAGAAAGTTATGAGGTGGTAAAAATGCCGACTCTGAAAGAATATAGAGAACGCAAGTGTTTAACCCAAGAACAGGTTGCCCACGAATTGGGGTATAAAGGAAAAAGCGGGTATTGCCTGCTTGAACAAGGCAAGGTCAAATTAAGACTTGACGTAGCCTTGAGATTAAAAAAAATCCTCGGACTCACAAAGAAAGAATTCGAGGACCTTATTTATAACTTGAATGTTTGAGTTTCTCAAACAAATAGAAAGGAGACAACTATGGACGATAAGTTAGTAGCCGTTTCTAACGGCCAACTCGTTACTGATAGCCGTACGGTGGCGGAACGTTTTGAAAAAGAACACGGTAAGGTCTTGAGGGCCATTGATAATTTAGTAAGCCAAAATCGGCTCACTAAAAATATGTTTCTTGAACAAACTCATGAATATCGTGGGCGTGAATTCCGTTACTACCTGATGAACCGCGACGGCTTTTCATTGCTGGTTATGGGATTCACCGGACAGAAAGCCCTGGAATGGAAACTGAAATTTCTTGAAGCTTTCAATGCCATGGAAAAAGAAATCCGCAAACAGCAGGCCGTACCGAAGATTCCCCCGAACCCACATTACCGGACGCGGATGATTAAGACCGCGGTAAAGGATGTCGCCGACACGGCAACCATGATTGCCGATACCTTTGGCGTCAAGAAGCCAATGGCCATGACAGCAGCCATGCAGATGGTCGGGAAGGCTTACGGCGTCGATATGACCCCGCTGAAACGGTTCATCCCGGCAGAAACTAACCCGTCGACACTGACGCCGACGATGATTGCCAAGGAACTGGGCATCTTAAACAGTAAAGGAAATCCCAGCCCGCAACGGGTCAACGCTATGCTGAATAGCAAAGGCTTGCAAGAAAAAGTGGGTACTGACTGGGTGCCTACTACGACCGGAAATCCGTACTGCGAGCGTGTTCCGTATACCCACGGCAACGGGCACAGCGGGTATCAACTTCTCTGGAATCATCACATTCTCGAACTACTAAAAGACGACCAGGAAGCGGGGCACTAGGGAGGTGCAAGCATGGCATTTAAAGACAATTTAAAAAGGTTAAGAGAACTTAGTGGATTTACAAGAGTCGAAATGGCAAATCAGCTTAATATGACTCCTGCCGCTTATGGTGCTTACGAACTAGGGAAAAGAGAGCCTAAACTTACTAAGTTGTGTGAAATCGCTGCGCTTTTGCATACATCAGTAGATGAACTATTAGGATATGTCCCACGTAATGCTGAAGATAATGCAAACCGCATTATCAATCAGTATCGTGCTATCGGTGCAATCGTATCAAAAAACACAATAGGCAAGGGTTTTATCGTTCAAATAGGTCCGAACCGTTATCGGATTGAATCGGAAGAGGATTTGGCCTTTGTTTACGATATAACCATGAGGGAGGAAACGTTAGTAAATTTAACTAAGCAACTACAAATCACGTTTCTGGAAATGGAACTGTGTAAATATGGAGCCTTCTAAGGGGGTTGTGAGTATGAAATTATGCTACAGCTCCGAAGAACTGCAAGAGCTTTTCCATTGTTCCCGGCAGACCATTTGCCGCATGGAGAACGACGGCAGGCTGAAACGCTTGTACGGCCTCCCAGGCACGTTCTACCGGGCGGCGGATGTGCTGGCCCTTTGTGAATACGAAGAGCCAGCGCACGGACCGCTGGAATGGGAAAAGCTCGAAGACAAAAATAAGGCCCTGTCCGAAGAGAACAGAGCCTTGAAGGAAAAGTTGAATCGAATTTGCGAAGCATTGAAAGGAGTGATGAACAATGAAAGCAATTGAAATCCGCGACCACATGCCGAAAGGAAAACGGCATGATCGCAAGCTTTTCAAGCGGATTGCCAGTGCGATTGCATTCACTCTGGCCCTTGCCACGGCTTGCGGCATTGGCTGGTACGCCGGGGCGAAACTGGCCAATGAGCAGAAGGCGGCGGAAATCTCCAAAGTCCACTATGTGGAAGAAGGGGAAACCATCTGGGACATAGCTGCCAGCATCTCCGGCGATGACCAAGATATTCGCAAAGTCATTTACGACCTTGCGAAGCTTAATGACATCGCGCCGGATGCTGATTTAAAAGTGGGTCAAAAAATCGTAATAGCAAAGTAGACCTTGCGACGGTTACGCAAGGCCTACGAGGCTAGATGTATTAAGTTGATTGCCTTAATTATAAGGCAGAAACGGAGAAAAAGCAATGGATAATTTCACACGATTCCATAACGACATTTCCCGTGTCTATGAACGCATGGATATTGGGGAAGAATTGATAATGATAGGCCAACGAATTCATTGCGGACGGCTGGAGGCTATTGGCAACGAAATGTTAGACAGCCGGGACGATGATTACGTTGATTTTGACAGCCTGGTAGGTGCCTTTCAGCTGGCATTGTGGACGATTGAAGACGACTTGGATGATGAAACCAGTGAAGAACTGAACGAATTGTTAATACGGGCTGAAACGGCGAAAGGAGCAGCATAACATGAAAAACGTAACAAACACTATTCTTCCGGTAACGCCGGAAATCACAAATGAACCGACAGCATTAGCCTGGAATATGGATGACGTGAAGGAATATCTCCAGGCTGTAACAGAAAAATATGCAAATTTAGTTGTCACCGACGAAAACGTCGAAGACAGCCAGAAAGCATTGCGCGAAGTCGTTTCTTTGCGTACGGGACTTAAAAAATTTGAACGGGAAGGGAAGCAACTCTTGAATCAGCCTTCCCACTTATTCAAGAGCCAGTGCGATGAATTAGCTATCATCATCGAAGACGTTGAAAAACCATTGCGGAAACAGTTGGATCGATACGAAACACAGCGTCTGGAATCGCTGGATAACGCAATTAATTCGGAGTTCAACAAGAAAGCAGAAGTTGCCGGCCTCAAGGACGCGTATATCGTCCAATTCAACATTGACAAGCGGTGGTACAACAAGACCGCGAAATGGTCAGAAACCACCGTCGCTATTGACAGGGAAGTATCTCGACTGCTGGCAATGCAAACGGCAGATGAAGAAAAGAAAAAAATGATTGAAGAAAAGCGTGAAATGGTCAAAACCATTGTCACAATGGCTAATAGCACGTCTGGCTTGGCTACTCCGCTTAATTCCACAAAGTATCTGAATATGGCGAACAACGACATTCCATTTAATGAAATCAAGGAAGTTGTGGAAGCTGACGTTAAACGGCAAAAAGAAATCGAATTAGCTGCCCGCCAGGAGGCTGAACGCCGTGAAGCAGCACGTCAAGAAGCAGCACGTCAAGAAGCAGCACGTCAAGCAGCTGAACGCCATGAAGCAGCTGTACATGAACCGGAACCTGTTGCACAACCTGTCATCCAGGAACCTGCTGTCAGCGAACCTGTAACGCCGGAAATCCCTAATTATAACGTCAACGTTGTCTTTTACGGAGTCATGGGAGAATCGGATTTAGAACAGCTACAAGAAAAATTAGATTCACTTGGCTTTGAATATGAACTGAAAGGAGTTCATGAAGCATGAGCGCAATTTACAGTAAGCTAACGAATATCCAGATGAGGCTGAAAGCCCCGAAATCACAATACAATAATTTTGGTAAATATGCCTATCGGAGCTGTGAGGACATTGTCGAATCAGCCAAACCCTTGCTTAGTGAACAAGGACTTACACTTCTCATGAGTGATGACGTAGTCCTTATCGGGGATCGGTATTATATCAAAGCCACGGCAACATTGATTGATACCGGAGATGGGGAACAGGTATCTGTATCGGCATTGGCAAGGGAACCTGTTTCCCGCAAGGGAATGGATGATAGCCAAGTAACTGGCAGTTCATCTTCATATGCTAGGAAATATGCGCTAAACGGGCTGTTCTGTATTGATGACTCGAAAGATTCAGATCAACTTAATACCACGCCACAAACGGAAAATAATTCTGTTCCGGCCGGTGTACCGCAGACGGTTCGTGAATATTTCCAGCTGGTTACTGATTGGGCGCGGCAGAATGGGGCTACGGGGTTTGTCCTTCCTTTAGTCAAAGAAAAGTATCATAAAAACCGTTTCTCCGAATTAACCTTGCCGGAAGCAAAGGCCTTTTACGAACAATTCAATGTATGGGTAAAGGCGGCTATGGCGGCCGACGACGCCGCACTGATGGAAGGCGTATAGAATGAAATTCCATTCAAAAGGGGTGCAGGTGCTGAAAGGGAACAGCGGCTATATGCTGCTGATTCCCGCACCGCTCACCGTCGACTTAAATAACATCAAAGTCGACGGTGATTACTCCATCGAGATTAAGCGCTACTCAGAAAAGCGCTCATTAAATGCCAACTCCTACTGCTGGCTATTGTGCCAGCGGATAGCAGAAAAGCTGTCTGCTGACGGGCAGTACGTCAGCAAAGAGGAGGTGTATCGGGGTGCAATTCAGGATTCACAGGGATTTACACCGATATGCGTACAGCAGAAACTAGCAGCCAGCGTGTGCCGGGACTGGCGTCACAACGGCATCGGATGGATTGCCATTGACACCGGGGCTAGTAAAGTCAAGGGCTGTACCGTCCTGCACTTATACGCCGGCTCAAGCGTGTATGACACGCACGATATGAGCCGCTTGATTGATTGTCTTGTCGATGAGGCCCGCCAGATCGGCGCGAACGTCGAGGACCGGGAATGGGTCCAGGCGCTCATTGATGATTGGAGGCCCGAACAAGATGATTGACTTATACCCTCGCAAATGTAATATATGCGGCGGTCCTGTCCGACTCGTCGACAATAGCCGGGTATACTCCCCGGAATATGCCAGTCTTCACCCCGGAAAGGTGTATCTGTGCCAGCGATGCGGGGCATACGTCGGGTTGCATCCTCACTCGCATAGGGCGCTGGGGATTCTGGCAAGCCGGAAAATGAGGCGGGCCAGGATGTACTGTCATGATTTGTTTGATAGCTTCTGGCAAGGGCGGCGCCACGCTCACCGCAAACGGGCTAGGGCCTACGCCGAACTGGCCAGGCGGCTAGGAATTCCCGTAGAAGAATGTCACTTCGGGTGGATGACCGTACCGGAAATGCGGGTTGCCTACCGGCACTTGTTGGACATGAAGAAGGAGGGCTGGCGATGAACAGACGTAAACGCCGCGACGACGCGCTATACCGAAAGAACCGCCTTCCGGCTTATGAACGGGCGGGCGGCTTGTGTGAAAACTGCGGCGCACCGGCTGCGGAAATCCATCATATCGTGTTCCGTTCCCACTGCGGGACGAGCGATTTAGATAACCTCATCGTACTTTGTCGGGACTGCCACGAACGGGCGCACGGCCCCGACGCAAAGGCGATGAGAGAAAGGTTTAGGGAGATAAGAAGAAATGGAAAGGAAATTTAAGGGCATATGGATTCCTGCCGAACTATGGAACTCAAAAGGACTTAGTTTGCAAGAGAAATGCTTGATAGCCGAGATTGATAGCTTCACTGAGTTCTGGATGAGCAATAAAGCCATTGGAGAGTTTCTAGGGGTATCCAAGGACCGTGCAAAACAAATCGTCGCCAAGATGAAGGATAGCGGAATTATCAACGTCGAAACGATCAGGGATGCAGAAACAAAGCAAATTCTCAAGCGGACTATCACCGTATCAAACGATTTTAAGCGAAAAATATTTGAAGCATCATTAAATAAAAAAGCTGATGATTACCCTAGTGGGGTAGAAAATTCCCCTAGGGGTGGGGGAGAAAATTCCCCCAGGGATGGGATAGAAAACTACCCAGAGAGTAATAAATCTTTTTATAACAAATCTTCTTTAGATAATAAGGGGGATAAACCCCCAGCGCTCCCCCAGGTATCTAAAAAGAGCAAACGGTTTGTAAAGCCTACTTTGGATGAAGTCCAGGCGTACTGCCAGGAACGTCAAAACCATGTAGATCCGGAAAGTTTCGTCGACTTCTACGAAAGTAAAGGCTGGAAAGTCGGCAACCAGCCCATGAAGGACTGGAAGGCAGCTGTACGGACGTGGGAGCGCCGCGACAATAACCGGCAGCGGTATAAGACCCGTGATGAACGGTTGCGGGAAGATGATGCACGAAGAGAAAGGATGTGCAAAGAATATGACGAGCAACACGGCGAATCAAATTTTGAAGATCTTGCGCGGCTCTTATCCAAATGATGCCTGGAAATTAAGCGGGCAAAATGGGGATGAATTTATTGGTGCGATGATGCTCCAACTTTCCCGCTACAGCGACGGCGACGTATTGCGGGCCGTAGGCCGTGTGATTGACGGTGCCGACTCCATGCCGAGCGTGACAATGATTAAGAAAGAAGTAAAACGCAAGCTGAACCAAGTGCCGGAATACCAGTCACTGCCAGAAGCGCCAGTCAATGAAGCTGGGCGCAAGCGCATCCACGGCATGATTGACGACCTTAGAAGCAAGTGGACAAAGCGGCCGAACAAAGAAAAGAAACCGCCGTCGCTGGACGACGTGCCGAAAGACGTCATCGAATTCGCCCGCCGGGCCGTTCCCGGAATCCCGGACGAACTGATTATCAAGAACGTACCCGCCTTTAAAGAAGGGCTGGCCTGTAACATGCGCATGGGTAACGAATGCATGAGGTTCTGGTTGGACCAGAACACGGGGCTTGTGAGCATGACCATCGTCATGAAGAGAGGAGCAGCGAGATGACTAAATGCATGGTGTGCGGGGATGAATTCGACCCGTACTATAAAGCACAGCGCTTGTGCCAGTCCTGCCTCGATAAATTCACGAAGCGCTACTGGGACTGGAACGAATACCGAAAGCAGGGCCATACGCGGCGACCGACCTGTATCGTGTGCGATAAGCCGTTGACATGCGGATTCAGCGTATGCCCGGACTGCCGCGACGCGTGGAAGAAAATCTATTACCAGATCATGCGGCCAAAAACAATCATCCAGGCGCGCAACCGTATGAAAAGGATGAGAGATAAGGCCATAGAAACGGCCGTTGAAAACCGACTCCGTACGGGCCTTGATGAAGACATTGCGGCCGCCCGTAAAGCAGGATTGTCATACGGCGCTTACATGGTACGCAAGAAAGGACTGGTACGATGAACGCTATCAGCCGGGCGCTGGCGAAACGGGACAGGCAGCGCATAGAAGTACGGCGTGAAGCCGGGGCCGAAAGCGGTACGGACTGGGCAACGACATTGCTGTTTAGCTGCCTCCACGATAAGTACGGGTTCGGGCGCAACCGGTTCGCCGCGATGAACGACATGTGGGCGCACCTCGACGAATTTCAAGAAGGATTCATTTTCGACTGGCGCGATGAATTGTGTGAACATGGATTCGACCGGTTCCTTAACGAGCGTATCGCCGAAAGGATGCAGAAGATGATAACCGGACGGACGCGCGATCTGAAACTCATGGCGAAGACACGCGATATGATAGCCTGGGTAGCTATCGTCATATTCTGGACGCTGTACACGAAGTACAACTGGCGTGACAAGCGAATAAAAGACTTGCAGTCATACTACAAAGACAAAGTCTACGTACTGACCCACGGAGAAGTGCCCATTTGGGAATTTATGAAATGCCTCAATGTAGAGTGCAATATAGATTACCCGGCACTGGAAGTGTATGAAAAGCAGTTCGGCCCAGTTGATATTTACCGCGGGAACCGTGGAGAAAGGTAGAAAATGATGAATCAAGAAATTGAATATATCGATAAAAATGGACGGCGGATTTTGCCGAAAGGTTTCGATGTAAAAAAAGCGGAGCGGATTATGGGAAACTTCCTGAACTTCCATAGCTTACGGCATACAACATTTTCAGAAGTCGTGTCTTCCTTAATTTTATTCAACACGGGATATGATGGCGGCACATCGTCGAATTATTTGTGCAATTTGTTGGGCGTAGACGGCGGAGACCCCGCCACGCTCAAAAACTGGAAAGCGAGGGTGAAGCCGTGAAATTCGGAAAATTCAAGCCGTGGAACGAATGGAAAGACCACCTCGAAGGGACGGAACATTACCAGTTCCATTTTAAAAACGGTTATGGGGCCAGCGTCATCCGCGGCCCTTACAGCTACGGCGGACCGCAAGGCCTGTATGAGCTGGCCGTACTCCGGAAGCGCCGGAAACACTGGGAAATCACGTATGACACGCCCATTGCAAGCGACGTCCTGGGGAACCTGGAAGTTGACGACGTCGTGAAGGTGCTGGAAGACATCAGCCGTTTGGCCGATTTCTACGAATTATGGCATCAAAGTTTTGTAGATCATGACGGAAACGTTGTGTTTGTAGATTAAGGAGGGAAAGCCATATGCAGATTACTGATAAATGGAACTACTATCTCGACGATGATGATTGCACCTGCATGGACTTATTTGATTCCAAAGAAGCCGCACTCAAAGCCGGTATGGAAGAAGCGAAAAGCGGCTGGGCCGAAACCATTACCGTCGGCAGGGTAAAAGAATTCGTCCCGGATGTCCGTGTATTTGCAAGTTTTCTTATCGAAAATTTGCAGGACCAGGCCTATGACGACGGCGGGGAATATGCAGAAACCTGGCTTGCCGACGTTACCGACGGCGATTTGAAAGACCTGGAGGACATTTTAGACGCAGCCTTTACGCACTGGCTCGACCGGCATCCTGAATACAAGCCGAACTTTTACACGCTTACGAATGAAGGAAAATTTGATAAAGGAGGGAATCCGATTGATTGACAAGACGAAAGCCGCGGCCTATCGAGTGCTCTTCATCGGGAGCCTGCTCTTCTGGGCGGTACTGATTAGCGTCCTGGTAACGGCCGCGTGGTAAGGAGGGCTAATGGGAAAATTAGGGTTTTGCTTAGGCTGGATTTTAGCGTGTATATTCACGCTGCTCATCACAGAAGTTGAATACGGCTGCCGTAATAAGTCCACCTTTTATATAGTCGCGATGCTGACTGGCGGTCTAGCAGCCGCACTACTATTCACGCCGTGGTAAACGGGGTAAAGACCTCTAAATTAAATGGCTAAAAAGGAGAGCGATAAACATGAACACAATCACAGTAATTGGAAACATCGGCAAGGACCCGGAAAGCCGGGTCACGACCAAAGGGACGCCTGTCGTGACGTTCTCGGTAGCGGACAATAAGAAGCTTCCGGGGACGAGCGGCAAGAGTAAAGAAGACTGGACAAGTCAATGGTGGTACTGCACCGCATTTAAAGAACTTGCGGAAGCTATCGTCCAGGACGTCAAACGCGGCGATCGCGTAGAAGTAACAGGCAAGATAGATATGCATGAATACACCGCTAAGGACGGTACACAGAAAGTAGCATATAACTTGCTTGTCAATCGCATTGCGAAGGTTGTACGGCCAATGAGGGCCAATAACGGCGGTTTTAACAACATGGGTAGCGAAGTCGCCGACGAAGAAATCCCATTCTAGAGAGGAGAAATCAAAATGAAAAACATCACAAAGAAGCAGTTTATCGACACGGTAGCACAGCGGAGCGGCAAGACGAAAGGCACTTGCGCCCGTATCGTGGATGAAATGTTGGGGACTATCGCAGACCTCGTAGCGCAGGACTGCAAGATTACCTTTGTCGGGTTCGGCTCATTTGAAAAGAAATACGTAGCGCCCCGCACGGCACGCAACCCCCAGACCGGAGAAATGATGGAAACGACCGGCCATAACAGCATGAAATTCAAGGCCGGAAGTATCTTGAAAGAACGGCTTAATCAGTAAGCGGTGATGCAATGTGACACGCTGCTATTACTGTCATAAGAAGCTCACGGGCTACCGGCACTATGTGGTAACGGTAGACGGGAAACTCATGCCGGTATGTGCAGATGATCGGGAATGTCGGCCACGGGCGATAAAGTGCCACGGGCCGCGACCCGGCGTCGCACACCAGGCAAGAAATAAAGCGTTAGAAAGGAACAAGCATAAATGATGGATATTAAAATCAAGAAAATCCTCGACGATTACAGCAAAGACGACGTGAAACTTCCGCTCTATAAACTACACCCGAAGCTAAAGAAAAAGCTATTAGAGGGTAATCTAAAACGTTTAATTAAGACTAGAAGGGAGTAAGCATGAAGCTGAGCGACATAATGACAATCTACACCGTTGCAATAGATATCTTAGCTATCGCCTTGTTACTGACAGCGGACTGCTTTGCACATCGTCTTATTGCAGCCGGAATGGGAGTAATGGGGCTGGTGACTTTGTATTTTGCTTGTAAATTTAGAAATTGCGAAAAAGCCATAGCAAAGCTATGGAAAGGAGAAGACTAATGGACACTGAGTGGATTGACTACCGTGCATGGCACCACGATAAGAAAGTGATGATGCATGTATCCGAAATCGACTTTCGGAAGCGTCGAATCAAAGGAAGGGCGAAGGATGAAGTCATCTCCGCAAGATTTGACGAAGTAACCCTCATGCCATGGACGACTTACTACGACAACAGCCGTGACTACGTGATGATCTACGAAGGTGACGTTATCGAAGTCACCCGTAAAGACATGAAGAAACGGTTTGTCATAGACGACGAAATGGGCGTACTGCTGGCGCGTTGCATAGCAGACGAACAGTACCCGTTCGTCACGTTCGACCTGGAGATGCTTATTTGCGACGATGGACGAATCAAAGTCATTGGCAACGCCTACGAAAACCAGGAACTGCTAGAACTGAAAGAAGGGAGTGATAAAAACGGATATTAGCACAAAACACATAGATGAAGTCATTGAACGTGCGTACCTTAGTGGCAAAAACTACGTCACGCTGGCTTTAACGGGCGATAGCAACGTAGATAAGGCATTGACCCGTAAGCTCGACGAAGACGGCTATAAAGTGGCACTCAACGACGATAATATTATGGTGAGCTGGGGATTTTGAGAGAAGAGGTGAGCAGGATGACCGACGAAGAAAACGCAAGACTCGTAGATCTGCTAAAAAAGAAGCAAAAAGAATGGTGCGCTAAATATTATCAAGACGGCATGGGAAATAAATGCTATGCAGAAAGAGCGTATGGCATTGTATATTGCCCGGCCTGTGACAGTGACGCCGGTTGCTGTATCTGCCCGCTGATTAGCGGTATCAACCGAAGAAGGTAAAACGCGTGTAAATCGACACGGCTAAAGGGGACGACAAATGAGTAAGGACGATAAAACCAGGCTGTTAAACCTCCTAGAAGCCTTCCGCGTACATATGTGTACTAAGGACCACGCCATGGAGCATTGTGTCAGAGATGGCCAATGCCCCATGGCCTACCCGGCCCGATTTACAATAGAAGGCAACGAAATCCGCACAATCAATTATTGCATGATAGAAACAGTTAAAGCAGCTATGAGTAAAAGCATGGACGAAAAAGGAGAGATAGAACATGGCTAAATACGTAAAGAAACCTGTAGTAGATGAATCGGAAGGCGGTACACATGAACATGCATGGCCGCGCAAAATAGTACATTGATGACAGGCGGCGCCGGAACATGGCTGGCCCGGCGCCTTCTTATAAAGAACAATGTTAATTTTCACAAGAACAGGTGGTAAACATGAAAAATTGGTATGCACCGGGAGAAGTAAAAGTTCATCAGATGAGCGATGAAGAAAAGCTACTGTATGCGAGGAAGAAGCGGAATCCGTGGGAAACCAAAGCTGACAAAGCGGATTTAGACGGGCACTGTATCGGTGCTCACCGATCGCCGCTATTTATGTGGAAAAGGAAGTGACAGGAAAATGGAAGTGATTTACACCACGACGGAAGCGGCCAGGGATACACTGGCCCTCATCCGTTATAAAACGGAAGGCAATGACGAGAAGTTCAAAGAAACGGCGCTAACCATCTCCAGGAAGCTGGATTTAGAAGGCAGGTGCGACGCGGCGCTATTTATACGTGCGCAATACAACGAAATCCCGACGTTTATCCCCATGAACGACGGCTATGTACGCCCGTCTAAGGACGCGTACTATTTGGGAATAGCAAAAGCCGTAGCACAGCGTGCCACGTGCTTGCGGCGCATTTACGGGGCTGTCATCGTCAATAACGACGAGATTGTCAGCACCGGCTATAACGGCGCGCCACGAGGCGAACGGAACTGCTGCGATACTGGTAAATGCTGGAAACGCTTGCACCAAGTACCGCATGGAACCGACTACATTAACTGCAAATCTGTACATGCGGAAGAAAATGCGATCATCTCCGCAAGTCGTCGAGACATGCAAGGCGGAACCCTGTACTTGTGGGGCTACGACGTCGAGGAAGGCCACGAGCTGCCGAACCCGGAACCGTGCTTACAGTGCTGGCGACGTATCCATAACGCCGGAATAGTGAGAGTTGTAACAGTGGGAGGGGATGCACATGCACCACAATCAGCGCGCCGCGATTGACTCCACGACGCGACACATAGAATTGATGTTTTACCGCGAAAAAGAAATCCGCCGGGCCGTGCGACTGGCAAGGGAAAACGTAGCGGGCGGCCATAGCGGTGGCAGTAACGGCCATGCTTTTGTATCGGACCCAACGGCATTAGAAGGCATACGACTGGCCACTGAGCTAAAGCAAGTGACGTTGTCAGACGGCGTCGTCATCAAACGGCCAGAACGCTGGCTTATACTCGTATCCGGGGTATACGAAGCCCTGGACGACATTTCACGGCGTGTAGCTACCTGCAAGTACCATCGCCGGGAATCATGGAAAGCCACGACGGTAGAGCTGGGACTGGACCGCAACACCTACTATACGATAGTCAACGACGTGCGGACGCTAGCCAAAATGGCCGCGTGCCAGCTGGGACTTATCCGTGTAATATAATGACTTGCGTTATCTCTGATTGGATGTTATACTACAAGTAAGTCTTGGCCGGGAAATTACCGGACCATGTGGATTGAAATTGTAACGTTGATTAGTATGTTGATTAGACAGCGCATAATAACAGCTAGTCAAGCAAAAAAGGCTTGTTTACCAAATGTGGTAGACAAGCCTTTTTGCTATGTAATTTTATTCAAGCCATTCTGCGACGCCTAATTTTGCTGTCCGCTGGGGCCGTTCGTCGCGGTGGTCAATCCACCACGAGGCACTGGCATGGCCGCCGTACCAGGCCAGGCATTTATCTGCCTGTTCGCCGGGATGACGGGCCAGCCATTCACGAGCGGCCGCCATCTTTTCTTTGCGAATACTTTCAGCCCACCGGATTTGCTTTTCACTACCGGTAAGAGCAGGAAGTCCGTCCGCTTTAGCCTGTTTAGCTGCGGTTTCGGCTTCTTCCTGCCGGTCCTTTTTGTAGCAGTCGGGGCAGACTGCATAATTTTCGTACCAGGCAATCTTTTTTTCTCTTTCGGCGGCCGTGCCGTAGATCTGGACGGTACCCGTGTGGCCGCAAGAGTAAGTTACATCGTATTTCATGGAAACCCCTCCTAGTCTTTTGGAAAATCACGCATCCGGACGTCGGCGAAGTCGTCGTCATCCTCTAACCAGCAGTGTTGTTGACCACAAGGACCTACAACGTGGTCCGCCCGATCCCGCCAGTTGTCATCCCGGAAACCGGTTGCTTCCGGGTACGGGCAATTTGTGCAATCCGTCATGTTTTTCAATCTGATTGCGAATTCTTCACTTGTCATAATATCTCCTCCCTATACTGCTATTATAAACCGACTGTTACCGTGTAGCCAGGCGGAGCCAGAAGCCCCGCCTGTCATTTCATTTTACAATGGTTCTTAAATGTAATCGCTGTATATTCCATCCACCGGCAATTATTGTTTCAACATAGGCGGTCCCATTCGTTCCCTTTATCGTGCCGTTTAGGGCCTTTCCGTTGCTATCTAACCGGATTCCACTGTAGTCGGTAATGATACCGACCTTTTTCTTCACCCGGCCAACAAGATCGATTATGTAACCTTGTGCGGCGACCTTATTTTTCGATTTTATTTGCTTATCCGTCAAGTCTTTCTCTTCGTAAGCATGATACCCGTATTTTTTCACAAAGGCTTTGTAGCCCATTTCCTTGCATTCACTTTTGTACAGGTCACGCCGGTAAAAAGCTGTTTTGTTCCAACTATTTTCCAACTCATCTTGAAGTTTTACGAGAACCTCTGGAACGGCTTTGAGTTCTTCGTTTTTCACTTTCAACTGTTCCACTTTTTCAGTTAATTCTTTAACCTTTTCAGTGGCTTCCGAAACCTTCTTGTTCGCTTCTTTGACTTCATCGGTTGCAAATTGAATATCAATTTGTAACCACCGTTCGGCTTGCCCCTTGAATTCTGGGGCCTGATATTTCTTAGGAAGAGTTCCGTTGACTTTATAAAGTTCCAACTTTTCCAACTGATCCATTTTTCTCTGTAATCTCTTTTGCGCTTTTTCCAGTTTTACTTTTGCATTTTCCAGTCTTGCTTTTGCATTCTCGTATTTAATCATTGTCATGATGTATTCTCCTTTCTGTAACTGCATTTTCTTTGTTGTATACATAATATCACGAGTTTAGCCACTTGTCAACAGTAAAAATAGAGTTATTTAATTTTTTTTTAAAGTTATTGACTTTTCAAACGTAGTTATATATACTATAGATAACAGAAAGGGAGTGCATAGAATGACGAAAGAAGAATTTAAAGTCATGTGGAAAAAATGGCTTGTGGAAATCGGCAAGTCGGAAACGGAGCTTTGCAGAGAGCAGGGTCTAAAGCAACAGACCTTCAATGCGAAGACCAGGAACGCGACGATCAAGTATATTGAGTTAGATGACATTGTTAGCCAGTACGGCTACACAATAGAAATCAGAAAAAAATAAAATAACTTAAAAAATACAGTTGACAACATGCTAAAATATGTTATAATATAATCAGAAAGAGGGACACGGAAGCCCCGAGGAGAAGTTGAAAGGAGACGGTAAAATGAAAATTTACAAAAACTATAATTACCAAGGTTGGAATGAAGTGTTTTCATGGCACCCTGTACAAGAATCGGGGCTTTACGATGAAGTAGAAGTAGAGCTTCCGGAAGGGGCTAAAATGGTCAAGAACGGGTTTGACCAAGATGCAGTTGAATTAGCTAACGGTTGCATTTGCCCGGACTTGTTGACGATGCGCCGTCGCGGAATTGCTTATCCATACATCGTAGATACAACGGTAGATAAAAGGCCGATACCATGAGTACCGGCCTTATTTTTTTGTCATTTTTGCTTATTCTAAGAATAACTAGTACGAAAAACACGTATAATAATAGTGTAAGGTTTTAGCGAATAGCTAGAATCCCTCATTGGACAAGGCGGCGAGAAGTGCAGTAGATGGCGCTCCGCACTCCGCCGCACACACTGTCCTACAATCCAGATGCCTCTCTAAAAGGTTTACACAAACACATAGACATTGAGCCGCCTTCCTGCTTTGGCGGCCCAGGTCATATCACGGGAGAAGACTATGGAAGAAATCAAACCAGCACTTGAGCAGCAACAGCTGAGCAAAAGGAATCTCTTTGCTATCGCACAGCGAAAAATAGATGAAGCTACCCGTCTAGGGGCGGCTAGTGTGCAGATCATATTACCCGCGGGCTACGATGACGAAGCTGTCGAAGATTTGATATGCTACCTGGGCGTATGGCAGTACTACGTCAAGTGGTATCACGGCACGGACTGCCTGGAAATATCCTGGAAGTGGCATGACATCACGACAGTCCACAACAAGCAGTAATAGGAATTGGACATATAAACACACACAAGGTCTTGTAAAAGCCGCTTAGAACGGCATACAGGGCCTTAATTTTTTAAGTACATGGTTAAAGGTGGTGAGACAGTGGCAAAAGGTAAGTATCAAGAGTGGTTGACAAAAGAAGGACTGCTTAGACTGCAAGGATGGGCCAGGGATGGCTTAACTGACGAGCAGATAGCGACCAACATGGGCATTAACGTTGCTACACTGTATGACTGGAAAAACAAGCATGTCGAGATTTCCAAGGCCCTAAAGGAAGGAAAGGATGCTGTAGACCGGCAGGTAGAGAACGCGCTGCTCAAATCGGCGCTGGGGTACAAGTACGACGAAGTCACAGAAGAACGGCGCGACGATATGCTGGTAGTGACGAAAGTCGTACATAAAGAAGTACAGCCGAACACGACAGCACAAATCTTCTGGCTGAAAAACCGGAAGCGGCTTGAATGGCGCGACCGCGTAGAAAACGCCATCACAGGCGCGGACGGCGGGGCAGTCAAAGTCGAAACGCTGACAGAATCCGATGTAGATAAGCGCATCAAAGAGCTTGAAAGCAAGTTGAAGGGCTTGAAAGATACTTAACAAGGCACTGGCAAGTAGTTGGTAAGTATCTGGTAAGTAATATTTATGCACACTTGGCTGGCTTGACCCGGGGTTGATAGAATGAAGTCGACAAAAACAACGAATAAAACTAGCAAAAAGAGCTTGAAAGAGAAAGTCGAGCTGATGCGGCTGATGGAGTGGAAAGTATGGAAGAATGACCCGACGGCCTTCATCAATGACTGCTGCTTCACAGTCAACGAAGCGAAGAACGGGGCTGTCGAACATTTCCCGAAGCTTGATTATCTTGCCCGCGTAGATCAGATTATCCACGGCGAGCAGGTAGCGGCATTCCCGAAGAGCCGGCGAATGATGATGACATGGCGGTGCCTGGCTAATCTTCTGCATTACGCCATGTTCGGCAAAAACTTGTCGATATTCGTACAGTCGAAGAAATACGACGATAGCGCGTATCTGCTGGGAGACAGTCGTTTCATGTTTCTTTATGAGCACCTGCCGGAGAGCCACGAGTGGCCGGCTGTCGAACGCAAGACGCGCTCAAAGATGGGATATGACTACATCAAGTTCTCCAACGGCGTCGAATTGAGGGCCGTCGCAGAAGGGGCCGACCAGCTCCGTCAGTACACGGCATCTGTCGTATACTGCACAGAAATGGCGTTCTGGGACTTTGCACAAGCTACCTGGAACTCATTGCGTCCGACCATCGAAGGTGGCGGCCGCATCTTTATTGACTCGTCAGCTAACCCGGGCTTTTTCTGCCAGCTTGTGACTGGCCAGCTCAACGAGGACGAGCCGGAAGAAGAGCAGGAAGCGCACGACGTCATAGAGGGTGTACACGAGTATCGGCGCAATGGGGTGTACATTGCCAGAATACACTATACGGCCGACCCTTCCAAACGCTCCGAAGAGTGGAAGACCAACGAACGAAAAGGGACGACGACAGAAGGCTGGGAACGTGAATACGAAATCAACTGGACGGTATCAGCTGAGCCGAAATACTACCCGGAATTTGACTACAACCGCCATGTCGCCAACGAAGAGCTGCACCCGATTGACGGGCGGCCGCTCCTCTTGTCGTTCGACTATGGACTTACCCCGGCGACCATTATTGCACAGACGACAGCTAAAGGGCAGTTGCTCATCTTGTCGGAATTGCAGTCCTGGGACTGCGGGATGCTGGCCCACGGCCGTGCCGTACAAGCGGAACTACAGACGTTTTACAGCGGGTACGAGTACACTGCAGTCGGCGACCCGGCAGGCAACCAGCGCGCACAGAGCGACGAGAAGACCGCGAACGAAATCTTGCGCGACCGATATGGCATTATCGTCGAGCCAGGTGAACTCACCCAAACGGGCCGTAGCGAAGCCGTACGGTACTATCTCACTACGCTTACACCCGACGGGAAACCGCTCTTACAGCTGGACCCGCGTTGTCAGATGCTCATCGAAGCGTTTACAGGCGGGTATCATCGTAAAGTCGTAGCCGGGCGGACGCTGGATGAGCCGGAAAAGAACGAGTACAGCCATCTAATGGACTGCCTGGCATACCTTTGTGCCAAGCTCTACAGGGACAATACGTCTATGGCAGACAAGTGGAAGCGGATGACCCGCGGCAAAATGCACCGGGCCGGGTACATGTAAACACGTGGAGCGACGCCGCACCGGACAAGGGCGACTCCACGACATGCTCCTTTCTATCATCGGCGGGGCTGACCACCCCGCCACCATGGCAATGTAGGTTAAGGAAAACCAGCTACAAAGCTATCGCGGTTCAAGCCCGCGCATTGCCCCATAGCCCTATTGAGGGCCTTATTTAGCTATCAATCGAGGTGATGAGATGGAGGATTTAAACCAGAGCTTGTCCGCCGCACAAGACACGGGCGGATTGTTCGGCCGGGATGCTCCGCAGCAGATGAGCGTTACAGACTGGCTGTTGCAGCAGGCAGAGCCGGAAGAACAACCGGTATCCCTGGACACGCTCAAAGACGACGAAGTCAAGAAGATCATGATGAGCGTCAAAGACGGCATTGACGTCGCGAAGAAATACTACGAGGGTACTGTAGAGCCGAAACTGATACACCGCCGCAAGCTCCGCAACGGCGACCAGGACTTGTACGAAAAGAAGCTGCCGAACTTGTCTAAAAAGAGTAAATTCGTCAGCATGGACTTCAACAATATCATTGAGTGGATGAAGCCCAGCCTTGTAGAAGTCTTTATCGGCAACGAATCGCCTGTTACTATCGCCGGCAGTACCATCCAAAACGACGATACAGCTACGAATATACAGCACCTTGTCGAATACCAGCTCACCCGCAAGAACAACTATACGTCCCTTGTGAACGACGTCATCGACGACGCACTGGGGACGAATTTAGGCGTTGCTAAGATTTGGTGGAAGCGGGACGAAGACCGTACTCGCTACAAGCTCATGTTCGACGTGAACGACATGCAACAAGCGATGATGCTCACACAGGCGTCGTTATCGGGCGAAATTGAGATACAGAAGGTCAAGCAGCTGAAAGACGCGCCGGATCTGTATGAAGTACAGTTCGACCACGTCAAAGTCACAGCTAACTACCCGGTTGTCGAGTATGTACCGCCTACGGAGCTACGCTTCACACCGGAAGCCAGCACACTCCAAAAGTGCAAATTCGTGGCACACCGGAAGATTGTGAAGGGCGACTATCTCAAGCGTAAAGAGCAGGACGGGACGTACCAGAACGTCGACGAAGCACTGGAAGCGGCAGGCGATACGAAGTATACCTCCGCCGACGAGTACATCAACAAAGAGCTGTCAGACGACCATATGAGGCCGAATGACGGCGATAACGCGTCTAAAGACGTCGAGCTGTACGAGTGCTATGTAGACGTAGACTATAACGGTGACGGCATTTACGAGCATTTGATTGTCCATTGTGTTGGCGATACGCCGCTGTCTATCCAAACCAACGAGTTCGACATTGCTCCCTTCTTTGCGATGGGAAGCGTACGCGAAAGCCGCAAGATATTCGCCGACATGGCCCTGGCAGAACAGGTAGAAGGCTTACAGGACCTAAAGACGGCGCTTATCAAGCAGATTGTCATCAACGTTGCGAAGAACAACGACCAGCAGAAGTTTATCGACCTTACGGCGGTAATGGACATGGACGCACTGCTAAATGGCGACGAGTACGTCCCGATTAAGGGCGACCCGAACGCGGCCATTGCAAACCCACCGCCGGCGAATATCTCGCCGCTTACGATGGACCTAGTCAATTACGCTGAAAGCGAGCTGGAAAACCGGACGGGTAGCACGAAGTACAACCAGGGGCTTGATGCTAATAGCTTGAATAGTACGGCAACCGGTATCACCGCTATCCTCGGGCAGGCAGATAAGCGAATACGGCTGATTGCACGACTATTCGCAGAAAACTGGATTGTCCCCATGGTTCGCTTTCTCATCTTGCTCAACAAGAAGTATGGCGAGCCAGTGCAGACGTTCCGCTTCAAGGATGAAGAAGTATCCGTCAAGAGTGAAGACCTTGATATCGACTACGACCTTATCATCAACGTCGGCAACGGCGCGGGGACGAAAGAAGCGCGGATACAGAGCTATATGATGCTCCTCAGTAACGTGTATCCGGTGTTATCGCAGGCAGGCGTAGCAACTCCGAAGAGCTATTACGCCGCAGGCACGGCGCTCCTGGAGGAAATGGGTCTCAAGAATACGCAGGGCATTTTGCTGGACCCGGATTCGCAGGAAGCCCAGCAGATGCAAGCACAGCAAGCCCAGCAGGCCGCACAGGTTGCACAAGCCCAGGAAGCTATGGACCTGCAAAAGCAGCTGACCTTGAAGCAGGCCGACTACGAAGGCAAGGCCGCCGTGGCGTCTATCCCTTCTATCCGGGCGAACATGAACGATTTGCCGCTTGACGCGCAGGTGAATATCATCAATACCCGGACGGCAGGCAACACCAGCCCACAGGCCATGATCGAGAAGATTGCACGGGACCAGCTGGCACAGATGACGCCGCAAGCCCCACCGGAACCGCAAGCCCCGCAAGTACCCCAGCAAGGAGGCCCGATGAATGGACAGTAAACTAAAAACCTTACTCGATACCATACGGAGCGGCGACGAAGCGGCCAAAAAGCGATATTTAGCGGACCTCATCATGAAGGGCCAGCAGGCGGAAGACCTCAAGGCTTTTCTTGACGACTGGCTGAAAATCGAAGAGCAGACTGCACTCAAGGACCTGGACAGCCCCACGAAGCCTGCTGACGATGTGAAACGCGACTACCGGGCCGCTATGAGGCTGTACCACTACATGACAGGAATCATTGATATTGCAAAGCAAAAGCGCAACCAGAAAGGAGAATAGACGTGTTTGACTTTAATTTACAGTTGTTTGCAGGAGGAGAAACGACAGATGTATCCACGGCAACGACTACCAACGAAAACGTCGCGGGCACCGCCCAGGAATCACAGCCGGAGTCTTTGTATCTCGTGACAGACCCGCGCACCGGCAGGAAGAGCATTTCCGCCGCAAAACCCGAACCGACGGAACCGACAGAAACGAAGACAGAAGAACCGCCTGCACAGGATGAGCCGGAATCACAGCCTACGGAACCGACCGAACCGGCGGAAACGAAACCAGCCGAACCGGCGGCAACCGAACCAGCTGCCGAAAAACAGCCAGAACCGCTCATCCATACCGAACCGTACACGCTGGATGAGCTGAATACCGCTATTGCACAGGGGAACGTCAACGAAAGCCGTATCCCCCAGCAGTATCAACTGCAATACGCGCAGTATCAGCAGGAACAGGCACGCCGTCAACAGCAGTACCAGCAACAGCAACAGGCCTTGCAGATGCAGGCCCAGCAACAGCAGTTGGAACAGCAGAAACGAATGTTCGCCGATATTGATAAGGCCGCGACCGACCAGGCTATGAAGGCCCTTGGCATTACGCAGGACGATATTGATACCGCCGAATACTCCGACGACGACGCCGTGAAACAGAAAGTAGCGCATTTCAATACTGCTAAATCCTACTATAAAGAACAGCTTATTGGCGCTATCCAGCAGCAGCAGATGCGGACGCAGGCCGCGCAGAACGAACAGCGGGCCATTTATCAGAGCATTGTCGATTTTACGCAGCAGAAGCAGGCCGAAGAACCTCATTTTGCCGACATTAATCAGTTAATGGGTAGTTATTATCAGACAATGCCGTATAAAGACGCTGCTGTTATCGGGGATGCTATCAAAGCCCTCCAGGACGGGAATATCACCCCCACGCAGTGCAAGGTACTTGAAGGCTACTACGACAAATGCCGCACGGCATACTACGCTAAAGCGAATGATCTGACGAAGCAACCGAAGAAAGTACCGGTCCCGAAAGTCGAACAACCGGGCACGGGAGCGAAAACCCCACCCAAACCCATTGATTTTACGCAGATGCGAAATATGACAGTCCGCGAACGCCGCGCGTTCATCGCAGGCCTCAGCGGCAGATAAAGGAGAGATGAAAACATATGGCATATGATGTACAGAGAAACTTGAATAAATCGGCCAACCAGTCGTACACCTACGATGCTATCGGCCATGCAGAGGATATCAGCCCTATCCTTACCAATATTACCCCGGAACTCACGTTGTTCTACTCCAAATTCGGCGATTCCGAACCAGCAGAAGCCATGACGTTCTCGTGGATGACGAAGGGTTTGTTCCCCCCGCAGGATAACGCCCATCTCGAAATGGAAGATTATAAATTCCAGCCGGGCGGCTCCATTGAAGGCTTGTCGAACAACATTCAGTTCTTCCAGAAGACCGGCATGGTATCTGACGCGCAAAACAAAGTAAAAAAGGCCTATCAAAACGAACACGGCTCCGAACTGGCCGACCTCCGTTATGATGCTTATACGGGCCTGGCACAGGACATTGAATACATGCTCGTCAACTCCACGAAGAAAGTAGACGGTTCGGCAACCGTACAGCCTCGTTCCGGCGGCGTACCGTTCTTCATGCAACAGAACCTCATTGATGTAACTGTTTCTACCACGGATAACACGATTACGTCGGCGCAGGAAACCCACCTGGCTACCGGTGACCTCTGCTATTTTGTCGCTGACACCATGCCGACGGGTCTCAAGGATGGCTTGTACTACTACGTCCGTGTAGACAGCACCAATAGCAAGAAACTGACCATCTTTGATACCCAGAAGGGCGCTATCGAAAATATCAAAGACGACCAGGTAACTTTGTCGGCCGCCGGCACGAACGTCAAAATTGTTACGAACAACGTCCTTTCCCTGGGCAAGAAGCGCTCGTACACCCTTGATGACTTCAATAACGCTATGGAAATGACGAGTAAGCGCGGCGGTCATCCTACACAGGCATATATGTCCTCGTCTAAGTACCGTGAATTTATCAAGCTCGTCCTGGCTACCATGACAGCTACCCGAAAAGGCAATGAAAAGGCCAATGCCACGGAATTTGCTACATCCTACCAGGGTGCGTTCGGCGTTGTCAATGCCAACGTACACCCGATTTACCCGGACAACCGCATCGACATTCTCGACCTGTCTTACTGGGATATGAAGTACCTCGTCAAACCGCACGAAGTACCGCCCGAAAAACTCGGTAAAGGCGGCACGTATGAAAAATTCGTCATCGAAGCCAGCATGGGCCTTAAGGGCACGCAGCCGAAAGCGTCCTGCTCCATCGTTGACATTAAGCGATAGTCAATTCCATAAGAGAAGGGGTTCACGCCCCTTCTTTTTATATAAAAGGTGGTGACTCTGCATGATAACGAAACAGAAGATTTACCAGAACGGCGACGAAATCTGCTTGCGGAACACTGTCGACGTATCGAGTGCCGTTGATGCGGCCCGGCGCGTCAATGAGATTGACAACGGCGGCTGGGCCGGCGATAAGAACGAACGGATTCAGCTTATGGGCTTCATCCCGCCGGAATTCTGGGGATTCGACCCGTGGCTCATCTGCGCGAAACGGGCTGAACTCGAAGGGAACCAGGCGAAATATCAGTACTACATCCAGAAGTTCTTTAGTGTATGGAAGCAGTTCGCCGTCAACCACAAGAAACGTACGTGGCGTGGGGCGGTGTTGCTGGGATGATTACCGCTAAATCGCTCAAAAAACTCATCCGCTACAAGCTGGGGGATAACAACGAAGTCCAGTACAGCGACTATGATATCCTCCAGGCCATCAACGAAACTCTACGCTACGTCAATCAGTATTACATCAACAGCGACTTCCTCGAAAAGGTCCAGCACTACCGGCAGGACGAGATGAACCTGGAAATCGACGAGTACAATGCCAGCTTATCGACGGACCCGTCCGACGAAACGGAAGAGAAACCGACGCCGAAAGAGCATATCGACATGCCGATTACCGGCGTAGATCTACCCGACGACTTCCTTACTCTCGTTCGTATCGTTGACGGCCACGGGCGCGACCTTCATCCAGGAGACGCTATCCGGCCGCCGCGCTGGGATGAATACAAGATATTCCAGAACAAGCTCTATGCCGGGGTGAAAGACGTGGATATGCTCTATAACGCCGCATTTCTTGGTATCACTGACCTTGATACTGGGAAAATCGACCTGCCAGCCGTCTTCCTTGATTCCTTGTGTAAGCTGGCCTGCATGGTCCTCACACAGACACCGGACGGCGATACCATGCAACAGGCCGTGGAAGCGGCCCTGGCTAACGTCGTGCCCATGCGGAAATACGCCAATACGGAAAAGCGCATGCCGTTCATCTGCTAGGGGGTGACTGAATGAAAGTAGAAGATGCCATTACCCGTATCCGGCAGGAGACGCACGATATCAGCAAGGAATACAGCGACGAACGTTGCCTGCAATTCCTCAACACCGCCACGCAACAGGTGGCAAGCCTGCTCATTGGTGCTAAGTGGCCGGTACTCGTAGAGGAAACGACCATGAGGGAAGGGGATTCCATCCCCAAGAACTATATGAGCGCTTGTGGGACGTATCCCCTGGCCATGACGGCCGGGACCGTGCATATCACCGACCCGGACATTACCGCCGTGAAATTCAGGTATTTTGCAACGCCTGCCTTCATCGAAGGCGTGACTAAAGAGATGCCGTTCAACCACGACGCCATCAACGATATCATCGTCAAATCGGCGGTCCTCCTGGCACTCAATGAAAATGAGTACGACATTAGCCAGGACACGAATATCGTCAATGCCTTACAGCAGGCAATCAGCACAGGAATGAGTTGATGCTATGGCAGAATACAAGAAACAAGTACTGACATTCCCGGACCTTCCGACCGCTATCCAGGGCGACGGCAGACAGCTTATATCCCTCTTGCGGAAATATCTGAAATCCGTCAATGAGCAGGTCAACGTAGCCAATGGGTTCACGGCAGACGATGTAGACGCCTCTAACAAAGGCGACTTCCCCATGCCGCGTAACTTCACGCTGACGTTCGACCGGCTGGGCGGGGTACTCAACTGGGACGCCGTCGACGACGCCGACCTGGCTTACTATGAAGTCCGCACCAATGCCGACGTCGGCAACAGCTATGGCCTGCTGGAAAAGACCATAGCCACGTCCAGCCTGGCCATACCGACGACGGCCAGTGGCAAGATATACCTGTTTGCCATCAGCAAGCACGGCAAGGTATCCAACGGCCGGACCATCACGTATAACAAACGAAGGCCGTCCGCGCCGTCTGATATATCTTTCACTAAGAACAATGAAGGGACACTCATTACCTTCCTGGAGATACCGTCTAACTGTATCGGTGCCAACCTGTACATAGACGGCGTGAAGTATCAGACCGTGGATAATGTCTTCCTGTATCCGAACCCGGATATCAAAGAGCTGTATATAGCCTATTACGACCAATTCGGAGAAGGTGAACGTGCTTACCTATCCTGTTTTGTCCCGAACGTCACAGGCTTCTGGGTAGAAAAGAACGGGGCCAACCTGTATTTCTACTGGGATGCTTTATCTATCTACAATATCAAGTACGTCGTGAAAGTCGGGCAGACGCAGGAATGGGAACAAGGTACGGAAATATTCCGCTCGAAGGTCAACAAATACCGCTATATCCGGCCGAACGAAGGGAACTATTACTTCATGATAAAGGCCGTCGACGACCACGGCAACTATTCCGTGGATGCGACCTGGTATTACCTCTCCAGCGACCCGGAAATCAATAAGAACGTCATCCTTGACTATAACCAATACAAGCTGGGCTATAGCGGGATAAAGACGAACATGTATTACAACGCGGCCATGGAAGGCTTGCGACTGGAAAAGGAATCATTCAACGGCGAATATCTCATGAAAGTATCGTTGCCGCAGAAGATAAAGGCCCGCAACTGGATTGACTGCAAAATCAACGCCGTTACGGAGCAGACGTTAAGGGTATGCGACATGACCTTTACCGTCGACAGCTACGAGGCGTCGCATATCCTGGTATGCGGTATCCTTGGCGACCTGGACGGCGTAGAGCTTAAAAAGCAGATAGCCCGGTATACCGGCAAGACCGATGATACCTTTGATGCTATCATCGACGGCACGAGTAAGGCCACGGGCGGCACACTGCTGACGGAGAAGAACACAAGCTATGCTCCAGTACGCTGGAACGACGGCGCACTCATCACCGATGTGGGCCAGCTGGAATACTCGTGCAGTATCCCCGAAACGTTCTCTATCGGATTATGGTTCAAGAAGACAGCCCCGCTCACGGACTGCTTCATTGCGGAAATGTGCGGGAACAAGCCGAACCAAACGGACTATATCGCTGTCAAGGATATGACCTTCACCGTCGACAGCTACGAAGCGCAGCATTTAGGCGCTGACGGCATATGGCGCGATATTACGCTGTATATCGGCTATGACAAGCGGACGGACTCGTTCTACGTACGGGATACTGTCAATGAACGGATACTCAGCTTACAAATTGATACCGCAGATAGGGACTGGCTGTTTTTCGGACTTGCACAGAGTGCCGACAAGCGGCTTTTCTTCATCCGCGAATTCGACCTCGATACGACCAAATACATAAAGGCATTCATTCCGCCGTGTAGTGCATTTGATCGTATTTTCTTTAACCCAAAGGAGTAAAAGCACATGAATAAAGACGAAATGAAAATCAAAGGCTCTTTGAACGTTGTCATCCATCACGCCAACGGCGACGTAGAAACCCGCCATAAAGACAACCTTATCTTGAACGGCGGTTTTGACTATATCTGCGCCGCTATGGCCAACCCGACGCGCCCGGCCGTCATGGGCTATACGGCAGTTGGCACAGGCACGACCGCCGTCGCCGCTACACAGACTGCATTGGTTACAGAACTCAAGCGAAAAGCGGCCAGCTACGCTCATAGTACCGGCACGAAAGTCTTTACACTGACGACGACCTTTGCCGCCGGGGAAGCTACCGGCGCCATCACGGAAGCCGGTATCTGCAACGCCGCAAGCGGTGGCACGTTCCTCGACCGCGTCGTATTCGACGTCATCAACAAAGCCGCTGACGATACCATGACGACGACCTTCCAGTTCACCTTGTCGTAACGCCTATGGATATTGCCAAAACGTTCACGCTGTACAAGCTGGCAGATACCACGTTCACCCTATCTGACAGCCGCGCCAGCAGGACGCTTGATGCTTTTGGCAAAACGGCGTACAGCGCGACGAATAAGGAAACCGTCTGGCTGCTGGAAGAATACGACAGAAAGCATGGAAAGCCTAGAATCATATTCGACACCGCACTCAGATACTACAGAGCGTCCGAAATCAACGACAAGGTATCCACCATCACGACGCCCGTTGATGAGCTGTACCATTATCTCTTCAATACCCGGCCGCTGGAAAGCCTACATACGGCAGACAAACGGAAGAGTGCCAGTACCATCAGATTAAAGGACGCATGGGCCGTTCGGGAAACGTATTGGGATAACGTGTTATTCAATATGCACTGCCTCGAAAGTCTGAAAATACTGGAAATCAAGAAGAGCGGTATGGCATTGGGGACGAAAAGGGAGTCTTTTTCACTGAAAGACAACGAGAAAAACCAATTCGCCAAAAAACAGTGCTATTCGCTCCATATAGGCGATAAAAATTCTAAGCAGCTAACTATATCTAAACATGAGCTAACGAAGCTCACAGAGGCATATAGAAGGGCGAACATATGGAAGCGGACAGCGAAAGAGATAGCTCTCGTCGCGGATAAGGAAAAATCGCAGACACGGAAGGAAACAGCCGAAGATATCGCCGTGAAGGAACGGCCTATCAAGGCTGTTTTCATCAATCCGTGGGAAGCGGTAATCATTGTCGACGATGCGACGGCCTTTTTCAACTGGTTCCGTTCGGTACAGGAAACGTTATCCATTGCGGAGTATCACAACAAGCTCATACACGCTACGAGGCCGGAATCATTACGGATAACTCTGGCACTACCAAGAAAATTGTCGCGGGCGTTCCGGGAAACCATAACCGCTATAGAACGATATATGAGCCACGCTCAACCGAAATACGATGAAATAGCAGTGACATTCGCGGACGGCGAAAACAAAGCCCTTGAGGTTGTCCGTAGCGAAATGATTCATACGACGGAAATATACTGGGACAATGTATTATTCCTCATCCATATTTCAGAGGATATCCGGACCACAGAAGCCGTGAAGAAGACGGCCGTCAAACAGCTGAGCGACGCCTTTAGCTTCATGGATTCATTGCGTAAAGCCTCCCGATTAAATAAAGGGGAAGACCTAGCTGTTATCGAGGAGGAACGGCAGGCCATAGAGCATGAGCTGTATGACGGACTGCATATCATGGACGAATGGCGGAATGATATGCGTACATTGGCACATGAACAGGTAAAGGCCATGGACCATATCGCCAAACACGCCACGTCGGCGCAGTTCGATGGGTTCCATGTGCAGGACGACTATAAAAAGATATGGCAGGCCGTGCAGACTTTCCGGGATGAGTTGAAAACATTGGATAAGGCACACCGGAATATCTACGCCGTCCGTGATGATCGTATCGCCATCGCCGACAAACTGCTTGTAAAACTCGAACGCACCTTACGGGAATCCATCGAGACCGACGAGTCCTTCAATCGGAATGTCGATTTTGTCCGTGGATTCGAGGACCTGGCCCGTATCGGGGATGGCCTTACAAGGGATATAGGTAAGAATCCGGCCGAAGACATTGCCCTGTACGACGCGTTTGTAAGGGCCAGCAACGGCTATATCGAGTCGGTACAGGTACTCTCGTCGTTCAAAGAAATGAATGACTTTACGGCCATGTCGGATACGCCGCCACTGTACGAACAGTTCACGGACTTCAACGTAGGGGACTACGAATACGAAAAAGCCCTCTTGCGGCTCCGTGTGGTCAGTAAGGCCACGCAGGCACAGCCTTTGTTGTACGATGTATCGCCGCACGTCGATATCGACGATACCGACGATAAGGGTCAGCTTGAAATCAAGGATACAACAGCGGCCACGAAAGTCTATTACAACAAGCATTACTATAACGCCCCGGAAGTCAACGCCATGGTCAAGGGCGGTACAGGCACGACGACGCCCGTACCAAATATCCTCACGACCGACGGGCAGGACGACAAAGGGCGCTACTTTGAAATCGAATTACTGAATAGTTCCGGCAACCGTACAACGGGCATCGTCTCGTGGGTTGCGAAAGGATGGTAATATGCAGGAATATAACGAACTGGTCACGACGGACGCCTGTAATACGTACCTGGAGAAAGCGGACAAGAATATTCAGTCCGTAGCCAGTACGTTCTCCGGCACGGCGTTCCCAACGACGAACCTTGCTGTCGGGATGCAGTGCATGCGTACCGACGACAGCAACAATATCTATAAATTGACGTCTACAAGCCCGGTAACGTGGGAATTAGTACCGTCTAAATCCTACGTAGACAACGCCGTCAGTACCGGCGTGAAGAGTATCACGAATTTCAAGGGGGCCGCCTCGACCGCCGCCGGTGCGGCTGGCCTTGTCCCGGCCCCAGCCAAGGGCCAGCAGGATACCTATTACCTGTCGGCAGACGGAACCTGGAAACAGGTACAACAGCGGACGGAAAAGCAGGTCATTGATATTGTGTACCCGGTAGGCAGTATCTGGGAAACCACAACGAATGACGACCCCAATATCTTATGGGCTGGTACGACATGGGTCAAGATGGATGCAGGCCGCGTGCTGGTAGCCGCTGGCAGTTATACCGAAAGCGGTACGACGTATACTTATAACCTCGGTGACAAAGGCGGGGAAGCGAAACACCAACTCTCTACCAATGAACTGGCGAACCATTCGCACGGCAATTCATGTTCCACGGCTTCCCTTGTGGGCACATGGTCAAGTACATCTGCACAGGGCGTCAGCAACTCGCCGAATAACTCATTAAGCGGTATCATCAGTGGTTCAGACTGGAGCGGTGATACCCATAGTGGTTCTAATGAGAACAGCACGCCGAAAACCATCACTATCAACGCCACACATTCCCATAGCATTTCCATCAGTTCCACGGGTAGCAATGCCAGTCATGAAAACCGCCAGCCCTACACCGTCGTGAATAGGTGGAAAAGGACCGCTTAGGCCGTGCGCTTCCATCTGTTAATGACTTGATATGGAGGCCTGTTTTCATGCCTTACGTTGCCGCCTGTATTGGCAATCGTGATACTGTGTGTATGATACCCGTTATCGCTTGTATTCCTACTGGCCCAATAGTTACCGCCGCCATCTCCGGCATTTTGGTCTTGGCCTTGCGTGATGGACCAAAATGAATGCTTGTGTTGGCCATTGGCGCTAACACTAGCTGTATGACCATGCGCCGCCAATTCCTCGGTAGCTACCGATGAACTGGCTATCCACACTCATAGTGGTTCAATTAGTAACACGACGCTGACAGGTAATACCACTGGGGCCAGTAACGTTGGCTGCTACGATGGTGCATCTGGAATCCTTGGAGTGAATACAAGTACAAATAAAATCATTGACGGCTATGATTCGGGTTATACGGTATATCGCAATCTGTCTATCAATGCCACTCATGGGCATAACATATCTATCGGCGGTACTGGCTCAAACGCGAAACATGAAAATCGCCAGCCTTATCAAGTAATCAACCGTTGGAAGAGAACCCACTAAGTAGTACGCTTCCATCTATTGATTACCGTGTAAGGCGGCCTGTTCTCATGACGGGCGTTACCACCCGTCGAGGTTATTGAGTGGGTGTGACTGCCATTATTGCTTGTCAAGCCAATCCATGCACCTGCATTTGAACCGTATAATTCAAAGTTTTCGTAGCTATTGTATGTGTATTTGCGAATCATATACAAACTGTTAGTTAATACACTGCCGGTATTTTCGTTGTTATTGGCTATGTAATGTTGATGACCGCCAGCGTTCGAGGTGGAGTGACTATGGTTCGCCAGTTCCTTGGTAGAGAAAGGAGAATTTATGAGAGTTTTTCAGATTTTAGATAATGATGTACTTATCATCAAAGACAATGAGCAGTATAGCGATACTGCCGAACACTTCAAGGCAGACAGCGGCCTTGCTGACCTGCCTATTAAAGTCATCTACGATGATACACAGAAGCAGTGCCTTGTAGATGATAATTATGAAGAATATCCAAACGCTAAATATGACGGCTATATTGATAACGTAACGGCCTACATCGAAGCAAAGGCAAGTCGTGAATACGTACCGCCTACGCTCAGTGAATTAAAGGCGCAGGCGCTTAACGTTCAGTACAACAAGTATATTGCAAAGAAGGAAGCCCCTGTCACGGTAGACGACCTGCAATTCAGCACCGACGAAAACAGCCAGCGTGAGTGGCAGATTGCTCTTACCTTGATTAACGATAAAGGGCCGTATAAAGTCCATGACTCATCCAACAGCCTCGTATTGGCCGATGTAACGAGGGAACAGCTCATGAAAGCCGGAGAAGCCGCGAGAGCGCAACAGCTTGCGGCTTACGAGTGGTTCATGGGTATTCGCGACGCCATCAATAATTGCAAGAATGAAGAAGAACTCGCGCCGTATATGACCTAATGAACGGCATGGTTAAGCCATTCTTGCACTATTTACGATAAAGAACACATAAAGAGCAGTGATAAACCGCGTAGTTTAGCCGTTATCCTGCTCTTTTCTATTGACATAAAAGAACACGTTAAGAACAGAAGGTGATTGTAACGAATGAGTAATGTTGCAATAGATTTGACTAAAACCGTAAAAGAAATCATCACGACGATGAAGACGGCTATCGACAATCTCAACTCCGACGTGGCGACCAATAAGACGGCTATCGACAATCTCAAAACCCAGATTCTAGAGGCCGTGTACCCCGTCGGCTCCGTCTACGTCAGCCTCACAAATAGTAGTAACCCGGAAGATATCCTCGGCTTCGGTACGTGGGAAGCCCTCCCGGCTGGCTACGGACTCGTAGCACAAGGAACGGCAACGGCAGAAGACGGAAGTACACTGACCTTCACGGCAGGGGAAAAATCGGGCGAGTTCAAGCACCAACTCACTGTCGGGGAGTTGCCTAAAATATCTGGTGCTGTCAGAAATTACATAATATGGGGCACTGACCAAGCGGAAAGTGGAGTATTACACAGCTCAGTTAGTGGTACAAAATTCCCATCTGCCGCAACAGAAAACGCTTATGGAGCGGCTATTAGTATATCTTTTGGCGATAATCAGCATCACAACAATATTTCACCTGTAATAGCTGTATATTGTTGGCATAGAATCAGTTGATACGACGCCACATATAAACAGAAATGCAGGGGGAAACGTTGTTATGATGTTTATTGCTACCTGTGCTTTTTGAATACCATAGGCCAGCAGATTCTACGGTTCTATCCATAAATACAGCTCCGCTATCGGTAGATGAACCGTCTAATGCAATCTGCGAAGTTGAAATACTGCTATTCCAATATTTTTTATCGGCCCATATCACGCAGTTTGCATAACTACGATGGTTGTGCGTTGCAAGTTCCCCGACAGCTATAATTTGCGTTGCCAAACATAACAACCTAGACTTGGAGATATATTGTTATGGTAAAGGTTGTAGCTAGTTTCCACGCCACAACTCTTGTAATCATATAGGCTTGTTGCTCCCCAGCCGGTTTTATCTGTTACTGTATTCCACGGAATACTACTAAATTTAGTCGTACCACTGTCTAACGAGACGACGGTTCTTTCTGGTAGTTCCCCGACAGCTACGCGGTTCTTTTCCAGAGGTAGCTGGCAATACACGGAGCAATATTATTGTGATACTCATCATTTCCGACACTGTTAAGTTCATCCTTTGTAGTTGCATTATCTCCCCTCCAATTTGGACCACTAGCAAAGCCAGAACCTGTTTCAATAAGCTTTCCGCGGAGTACCATGGGGTGGCCGCCGTAAACAAAAGAATGGGTATGCTTCGCTGATTCCCCGACAGCTAGGCGGTACGTTGCCAGATATATGCAGATATTACAGGGCCTACATTATTGTGGTATTGGTCGTACCCAGTAGCCCCGATATGTAACGCATAGGATACTCCCTTTTCGGGTGTGCTTGCGTTTATAAGTGCTTGTTTCCAAGAATTATTGTTTCCAGTACTTACAGCACAAAAATTTTTATCGTGATATGCCGTATGTGAATGATTCGCCAATTCCCCGACAGCTAAATAGAATCAATGGCTTTTCGTAATTCATGGATGGTCTTATGGGTATAGTCATGCTTTGTAACTCCCCGGCAGGCGTGGCCTAGAATCTTCTTTACAGCGGTATCGTTGGCACCGGAGCTGTCAAGCATCGAGGCGCATGTATGTCGGCACTCATGGGGCGTGTGATTCATGCCAAATGCGGCCATGATTTTATCGAAGCGACGACGAAAGGCGTCATAGGTATAAGGCGTGCTGTCTTCCTGCTGGCAGATATAGGCTTGATTTTTCCGTTGTACGAACCATGGGTAAATATCCTTATGAATCGGGACAGCACGGCCCTGTCCGGCGGCTGTCTTTGACTGCCGGACGATGAAATAATGGCTCCGCCACTTCACGTCTTGCGGCGTCAATCGTAGATATTCACCGATACGAAGCCCGGTATAGATGAGGATAAGCACGTCCTGCACGGCTGGCATAGTATCCACGGCGCGCCACAATTTATTGCGCTGGCGGACAGTGAACGGCTTTTTCTTATACTTGCGTATATGCGGCTTTAGCTCTACATACCTCGCGTAGTCCGTGGTGACAATATCGTATTTGATGGCGTATTTGTACAGCTGCCCCATGAGTCCGCGGCATTTCTTCTGGGTACAGTATCCGGCTTGAATGTCATCTACGACATCCTGCAAATGGCCGTAACGGATACGGCGGAACGGCATGTCATGCAACTTCTGGCAATGGCGGTATGCGTTATCGTAGCTCTTGCGGCTGGACAGGGACAGCCTGTCGTACTTAGTAGCCTTCCAACGGGCGAACAGCTCACTAAAAGTAATATCGTCGTCCAATAGTGGCGACTCATTGATAGACGAAAGGTAGGCGATTCCATGCTCAAATGTATCGAAGTACCCCAATATCTTTTGTCTTCCATCCACGGTCTTTTTCACGACAAACGGCCTCCGCCGATTCCCCGGCAGTCTATAACAGGTTCCGTATCCATTCGGTAATCTCATATGTATCACTCCATTTTTTTTGAATGATTATAACAAGGTGGTGATATTTTGACAGTAGAAGTTGGAGAATTCATTGTCGTTGGCAGTGCGCTGGCTGGCGGGATGATATGGATTTGCAAGGCCTTCACGGCCCCACTCAAGGAAACGCTCCTCAAAGTGAACGATACCTTGGCTGAATTAGACAAGACTATCCAGGGGGAGCGGGAACACCGGCACGAGCTGGAGAAGGATGTGCAATGTATCAAGGACACCACGCAGGATAACACGCGCCGTATCGAAGATATTGAAGAAAGTATCGAGAAAATCACAGGTGGTTAAATGAAAAATAAAATCGTGGCCCTTGGCCAGTGGGGCCAGAAACACTGGCTCCAATTAATCATCATCATGAGTATTTTGATGATGATATTTTTGTTCCTCGTGCTGTTCAGTTGGCTTTTTGGCTACTGGAGCAATGCGCTGAGAGGGACGCATTTTGAATTGATGAGCTGCTGGAGCGGCGTTACGGCCGTTATCGGTGGTATCGCGACAGTTGTAGGTCTTGGCAAGGCATGTTGGACGAAATACGGCTATGACAGCCGTTTCAACTCCGCCCGATACGCAATGCCAGCGCAACCGCAAAACGCGCCCACAGCGGCAAATAACACGGAAAAAACGAAAGGATGATGACTATGTTAGGAGAATTAAGCGCACAGTACGAAAGCAACGGCGACCCGGCCTGCATCAGTGACGGCTACGGCGACCCCGGCGGAAAATCCTACGGGACGTATCAGTTCAGTTCCAATGCGGGCAGTCTGGGGCAGTTCGTCAGCTGGCTGAACAGCAACTATCCGCAGTACGGGGAACAGCTCAACGCATATCCGTTGTGCAGTGACAGCTTTGATGAAGCATGGCGCAATATTGCGGCCAGCGACAGTGACGGCTTTGCGCAGGCACAGCATGAATACGTCAAGGCGGCGTACTACGACCCGGCCGTGCAGATTCTGGCAGATAACTATTGGCATATCGAGAACCATCACGACGTTCTCCAGGATGTCGTATGGAGCCGTGCCGTACAGTATGGCGTCGGGAATATCCTCGACATGTGGACCGAAGCCGTTCACAGTATGTTTAATGTACAGACGGGCAACTATGACGGCTATCCGAATTTGAGCTACATCGACTCCCCGGAATACGACTACGATTTTATCGTGGCCGTATACAGCGTATGCAAGACCCCGGAATGGAACAGTTCATCGCTCCGGGACAGCTTGAACAACCGTTTCGACAGTGAAATGCATGATGCATTGTCGCGCTTATAGGAGGTGATCCATTTTGTATCTTCCGCAGCTGAAAGAGGAGGTTGATAAGATTGCCGAAAATAAAAAGACCCTTATTGTATCTTGCGTTGTCCTTGTCCTTGTGTTCGCCTTTGGCTGGCTTTTGTGCCGATATTACGACAGCCGCGCCCGTGAAGACAGTGCAGATGTCACTCGAACAGTACAATCAGTTAAAGACGACAATCAGAGAGCAAGAGAGAACGTTAGCACAGCTACAGAGCAGATTAGACAAGCTGGACAGCAACTCGACAGCCTTGCAGAGTCAATTGACGCAAGCGAAAGAACAGTTGACGACAACAAGGCAGTCATTGACGACAGCCGACAGCTCATTGAGTCAAGCCAGCGAAGCCTTGAACAGGCAGAATCAATCCTTAGAGAGATTGACAGAGCAAATCAACTCAATGACTAAGAAGGAAGCCCGGCTGACCCGGCAACGGGATACATGGGCCGTGGCGGCCGGCGTCCTTCTGATTGGCTGTATCGCGAAGTAGGGGGAGAACATGAGAAGACTGAACAAACATCAGACACAGTCCGTCGTCTTCTCATCCCTCGTCGGTGGTGTAAATGTATCGCAGGCCCCGGAACAAATCGACGCGTCGGATTTACAGATAGCGCAGAATTACATCTATTCGCGCGACAGTAAACGCCTGACGGGACGTGATGGGCTGGGCCTGCTTTATACCATGGACGGGAACGAGAGCGTACGCGATATGTGGTATGACGTAGACACCAACTTATTACTGGTTTTCACGAACCATAATAAAGCCTATAAGTACATCATCGGCCAGACCCCGGAATATATCGGCGACCTGGAAGGGAGCTACGACCCTGTTTGCGCGAAATTCATGGATAAGGTATGGATTGCCAGCGGCGGGAAACTCCAGTATTACGACTATACGCAGAACGGCCAGTTGACTGTAGTCCAGGACAGCCCGACGTGTAATATCGTATTCCAACGGTTCTCCCGGATTGCGGTATCTATGGACGGCACGGACGGCTTCTATCTGTCCGGCGTCGGCGACGGTACAGACTGGGCCGAAGATACGAACCGGGCCGATAAGGAACAGTGGTTAGACGTCGGCTACGGCGACAGCGGCGATATAGCTGCCATCGTACCCCTTGCGACCGATATCATTTTCATCAAGACCAACGGGAAAATATATCAGCTGTCGGGGGATGCAGAACCTTCTAATTGGCAGGTGACAGAGATTGCCAATAATACCGATATCGCAGGCACGAGATGCGCCGTCAATATCGGCAGTTCCGTCATATTCCAGTCCATACGCGGCCTAAAGACTTTATCAGCTGTCATGGAATATGGGAACATCCAGTCGGCCGATATTGGCGATAAATTCAACGCCTTATTGACGACGAACATGTATGAACCGCGGTTCTATCATCTGCAACGGCACTGCATGATACTCATCCGCCCGACGAGCGATTATAAGTACTTTGTGGCCTATAACTATCTCCTGGGCAGTGCGACGACCCTTGAATTCAACATGCCGATAGACAGTATCGTAGAAACGACGTCCACTATCATCGTAGCCAGCGGCGGCAAGCTGTACGCATGGGATTCGCAGTACCTCGACGACGACGGCAAGCCTATCGAGTACATCCTCAAGCCGAAGGCCACTATCAGCAGCGAACAGATGCTCCTAAAGAGCGTAGATACGAAGTTCACGGCCGATTATGCAGGCAAGGCGGAATTCATCGACGGCACTCTGGATGTGACAGTCCCCACGGCAGATCGTAATAAGTTCCGGTGCAACCACTCGACGGATTGCCTGGATATTACGGTAACGTCGAACGACCGGTTCACGGTAGACCATATTATTCTAGAAATTGCAGACCTTTAGGAGTGATAGAATGGAAAGCAAGGAATTAAGTGAATGGATAAGGATATACGAAGAAAAGACAGGCGATAAATTCCAGGCCCTGGCGGGATTCACTACGTGGTATCTGCCAGACCGGGGATTCTGCCAGTGGAAGCCCATGCCGGAAAACAAGGCTATCCTTTGCTGGAACCTTTGCAACGACGCTCATTTCTGGCGGGACGCCCTGGAATGTATGGGCCTTCAATTCTGCTACGACCGTATCATTACTATCTGCATCCTGCCCATTAAGCCGTATATCCGTTTATGGGGCTGGAAGATAATGCAGGATTTTGATACCAACGGCGTACACCGCTATATCTGTATGGATAAGCAGGGGCGTGAAGTCGTCTGTACTCCGAAGGAGAACGAAGATGGAACGATTGATTATTACGTTACGAATGAACTTAGACGGCCGTATAAGCCGTGGAAAAATGCGAATGAAAGGGAGTGATTGAATGGGAAAGAAAAGCAAGTCCAGCAGCTCGTCTCAGACATATACCCCGTCGCCGGAAGAAAGGGCCTTGCAGAAGCAGGCCTTGGAATACTCTAAATATGTCATGCCGAACGCAAAACGGCTTAACGATAGTGCCGCCAATATTCTCTATGACTCTTTGGGTGATACGAAGGTTGATTATAATGACCTCATGACCAACGCCATGGACCAAATCAAATGGGGGCAACAGGGGCTTAGAGGGCTGGCGCAAGGGCAGATACCGGCAGCCTATCAGGACGCCATGGAAGCCAGTATCAAGAAAGGTGTACAAGGTTCCATGGGCAACCTCTTGCAGGATATGGGTGCCCGTGGTGTGGTCAATAGCTCTATCATGGATACCGGGCTTAAAGGAATTAGTGACAGTGCTAGTGACGCCATGGCGCAGAATTGGCAGAATACGGTATCTCAATTAGCAAATATCTATGGTCAGAACATCGACGCCGCAGGCCAGCCGATTGCTACTGCCGCCGCCGCACAGGAAGGCGCACAGCAGCCGGCCCTCAATCTTTGGAACGCTTCTCTTGGACTCAACGGGGCGACTACCGGCGCATTGAGTTCTTTGGCAGGCAAAGGTACGACGACCACTACGCAGAAAACCAGTGGCGGCGGCTTGTTCGGTGGTATCCTTACCGGGCTGGCTAGTAACGCCTCTATTTTCTGTTTTGCGCCAGAAACAAAGGTACGCCTGGCAGATGGGTCCGAAGTGCCGATTACCGACGTCAAAGTTGGCGACAAGGTACTTTGCCCGCATGAAGACGGCACGGAATCCGAAGAAACGGTCCTGCATACCATGGAGCCGCACTATAACGACGTATGGAACCTCGTATGTAAAGACGGCGTAGATACCCACTATGTCATGGCGACGACGACACAGCCGCTCTTAACGGAGGACAAAGGATTCGTCGAAATCGGCAACATGACCCTGGGGACGAACCTCAAGGGTCGCGGGAAAATCGTCAACATGGTTTACGCCGGGGAACGTAAAGTATATGATCTGCACGTTTCCGGGGACAACAACTACTATGCAGACGGCTTCATTGCCAAAGGCGGTAGTACCGACAACTGGGTAAAGGAGGATAACTAATGGCAGCCAAATCGAAATACAACTATATCGAAGATAATATCAGCCAGAACTATGCACCGCGGCAGTATTCGGCTCCGTTCACTACGCAGGCGTTGCCGCAGCTGAACTTTGCGCAGTACGCGTTCCAGGACCCGCGCTTTGCCCTGGGGATGCTCATTGGCAATGCTGTCGGCGCGAACATCTTGAACCGCAAGCAGAAGGAAGCCGACCAGCAGCTTTGGCGGCAGGACAACCCGGTATCTATGCCGGATAACGTACCGCTGTATGATACCAGCTCGACCCCCACCTTGGCAGACGGCAAGACAGCCGCCGTCGGTAATGCGTATAGCGGTTTTGGCGCGAACCCCTCGCAGGTATCTGACAACTTCCTGGCGAACCTGCAAGGCGTAAACGGCCGCTTGAATTACAATGCCGATACCGGCGCCATCAATTACCAGACGCCGACCTTCCTGCCGTCGATGTATGCGGCCAATAACCTTGGGAACTATTACCCCACGGCTACCGACGCCGACGGCAACATGATTGGCAATATCTCGTTCGCGGACTACCTCAACAGCCAGAGCAAGGCGGGCCAGGGGCAGGGCCTCTTTGACTTTAATGCCTTGCAGAAAATGGCCGCTGACGACGCCGCAAAGGCCGCCGCGAAGAATCCGCAGGCGACCGTAGCGCAGAGCATGGGCGTCCTGCCGACGGCCAATGTGGACGTTCCGTCTAAATCCGATAGCTACATCCCGGCCATTACAGGCAGGTTAGGCAATCCGATTAACGGCAGCCTGTCTATGAGCGGATTCAATTTCAACAGTAACGACCCGTACAGCAAGTTCTACAGTCTGAATTTAAAAAGCGGTGGTGACGTCGCCGACGCGTCGCCCGTTACAGCTACGTCGGCACAGACCACAGTACCCGGCATGATTGCGCCGGGTAACGTGGATACCAGCAACGGCCTTCCGAAAGTGCGCGTGACCGAAATCGACGGTAAACACTACATCCTGCCAGCGACAGGGGCCGACGGGAAGACACTCGACGAAAACCAGACGGCGTATAACTTCTATGAAACCGGGAATACGTTAGGTGTATTCGATAATAAGAAGGACGCTAAGAAATACGCCGACCAAATCAATAAGGATGCAGGTGATAAGCCTGTACCAGCTGTCCATGCCATGGAAGCACAGCCCATAGATGAAGCCCCGATAAAGGATGTACAGCCTATCCAGCCCGTGGACAACCAGCCGATTAAGCCTGTAGACAATCAGCCTATCAAGGAAGGGCCGGCGCCGATACAACCTGTAGAAGGGCCGATTCAGCCAGTAGATGCTACGGCGCAGGCCGATGCACAGCCGACCGCACAGGCCAATGCGCAGGCGGCTACGCAGACCCCGCAAGCCAATGTCACAATCACGCCAGGCCAGCAGGCAAGCGCTCCCCAGACCACAGCCACCGATACCGGCATATTCCCGAACGACCCGCAGAAATTAATGGACCGCCTCTTCCCTGGCGAAACGCAGATTGATAACCCGTACTACAAAGACCTGCTCGACCAGTACAATAAGGAAACCGACCCGGCGAAGAAACAGTCCTTAATGGATAAGCTCAACAATACGCCGGCCTACATGCTCCGCAGTGACAACCCCGATTACATGGCGGCTAAGACCTTGTATGACAACGAAAAGGACGCAAATAAAAAGAAGGAATGGCAGGCCGCCTTGGATAACCTGCCACGGTATAACGTCCGCCCGTTCGACCAGGTGGAGCAGAGCCTTGAAACGGATATGAGCGACGGCCACCCGAAACATGTAAACGCGCAAAAGAACGAGTCTGACTTTGTCCATTGGGCCACCCAGCACGATATGCCGATTGATGTAGTGAACTCTACGCTCGAACGGTATAGACCGGTATGGCAGGCCGAAGAACAGCAGTATAACGACTATCAGACTAGCGCACTGTATCCGCTGTATTATCGGGCCGCTATGAACGGCCAGTATGATACTGCCGCCACGATTGCCCAGAGCATGGCCCAGTACAACCCGCAACTGTCGGCGCAGATGCTGGCAACCCTGCCGAACGGCTTGAACTACTACGCAACGGCCGATGCAAAAGAACGCGCGGCCACGGCACAACGGTATAAGCAATCCAATATGGGCTTGCAGAATAAATATACACTTGGCCAAATCGTAACGCGTGGCAAGATTGAAGATGCACAGCTAAAAGAACGACTGGAACACGATACCTGGAAAACCAACAAGACCATCGCAGAACAAGCCCGTGAAGCCGACAACAAGAACAATGTCACGATGTCGGTCGCACAAATGAGGGCGGCTAATAGTGGTAGCAATAAAATCAGCAAAGGTGACCAGAAGATAGCTAATCACGTTGAAAATTTGTGGCGAGATGTAATCACCCATGCTAAAAACGGCACCTTACCGACAGAGGAAGGACACAATGCTGTCGAGGCATTACAGAAATATGTCGATAAGGAAAAAGTACAGGACTTGGATGACGATGACCTGACCTATATTCGGTCCAAGGCTTATGCCGCTATGTTCCTTCTCATGAAAGCAGAAGGGAACGAAAATATGGCAGCACAGGCTGTTGGGGCTATCCCAGATTATTGGAGGCATGATTTATTGCCAGAATATTATTAATTTTTAATTACGAGGTGACAATATGTCGAAATTACTGGAATACATGCAAAATGCAAATCATCCCGCTGACGTATATATCGAAAAGGCTAGTGATGACAGTTCAGCAGATGATTCCAGCTCTTCCGAAGGTTCCGGCTTTTTAAGCGGACTACGTAATTTCCTGGAACACCCGTTCCAAGGCTCCGGCACCGTTATTGCCCCTAACTATACCCCGCGTCCCCTCGACGACAGCGTGTACTCGGATATCCCGGGTACACCTGTTGCCAGCGGTCAATTCGGTGATGTAGAAGACGAAAGCGTCCGCGATGAACGCATGAAGGAATCTGCCGATTACATGGCGGCGAACTGGCCACGGTTATATGGCACCGTCGTCGCGGCAGACGAAGGCCTGGCTAACGTCGTCGGCGGCATCCAGAACGCCGTCGGCGGTGGCAATGGTATCTTGACGAATGTACAGCGTGCCGAAGAAGGAATGCAGAACTATCGCGACCAGTGGAACAACGAATACGGCGACAGCTATTTCTTGAACCCGAACAAGTTTGCTACAGATGCTGGCTCCGGCATTGGCTCGACGGTGCCTATCATGGCATTATCGGCGCTCATGCCGGGCGCCGCTGTGGCAGGTGGCACACGGGCGTTGACAGCCGCTTTATCACGTGCAGGGTTAGGACGCCTCGCTATGTCGAAGGCCGGGCAAGCACTTATTGCCGATACCGTCCGTTCGCCTATTTCGTCGTTGGCTGATTCTTTGTCTGAATATGGTACCGTCGTAAACGATATGATGCAAAGCGGCATGAGCGAAGATGAAGCGCGGCGCAAAGCTATCCCCATGTTCTTCAAGAACATGGCCCTTGATACTTTCACGGTACCTCTTGAATTGGGCGTCATGAAAGGCGGTAAAGGGATTGCAACCGGGCTTTTAGGCCGTGGCGCAGAGGAAGGTATTGGTAAAAGTTTAGCTAAGGGCGCCGCCCGTACCGGGATGCTGGCAGGAGCCAGTGGCCTTACAGAAGGCTACCAGGAAGGTGCACAGAACGCACTGGAAAACGACGTACAAGGCAAACGGGACGGCGGTTGGTATAACCCCTTCACGTGGACTAACGAGGACTGGGAAGCAGCACGTGGCGGTTTTGTCGGCGGTGCCTTAATGGGTATCCCTGGCAATGTGGCGGCTGGCTTCCATCCCGAAGCCAAACAAGCCCCGCTCAGTGCAGAAGCGCAAGAGCAAGCGCAGGGCATCAAAGATACGCTCAGCCATGGCAAGCCGGACGGCATGAGCGACACCGAATACAACGCTTACCTTGAATTGGCTAACAGTGGGGACCCGGCGCTCATTGAACAAGCTGCATCGTCATTGAAAGCGTTCCAGGGTCCGCAAGGTAAAGGTGCCCAGGGAACCACCGGGGACGCCGCTACGGAAGCTTACCAAGATTACGAAACCTACGACCAGAAAGAAACCATTGCCAATTTTCTTGACAATAACACTGTCGAACAAATCGGCGGGGAAGATAATTACAACTGGCTCGTCGGCGTATTGCGTAACGGCACGCCGGAAGAAGTGCAGAAAGCTTATGATACCGTTATTGCGGCTGAAAAAGCTACAGCCGAACAGGAAGCCAAGAACCGTCCCGCAAGAAGCGGTGGCAGTGTATCGCCGAACACAGGGAATGCTATGGTCAATGCCGTTATCCAAGCGGCTAACGATTCCGGCGTAGACCCGCGCCTGGCCCTGGCTATTGCTGCCCGTGAAAGCGGCGGCGATGATATTAATGCTATCAATATGCCGGATCCGCACGACGGTATCTATGGTATCATGCAGGTCCAGGATGAAACAGTGGCTGATTTAGGACTTGACTCCCAGTATCCCGACTGGAAGACGGACCCCTATCAAAATGCCATGGTAGGCATGGCGATTCTGAAATCCAAGATTGCCAATGAAAACGGCGACGTATGGGCTGGCGTCCGCGATTACAATGGGGCTGGAGAAGAAGCGGAACAGTATCGCCAGTTAGTCAAGAACAACTATGACAATATGGGCGACATTGGCGGCGGCGGTGGTGGCAATGCCACTTACGACGGCTTACAGCTGACACTCCCGGATAGTGATGAATTCACCGACCAGAGCGGGAATGTAAGCGGCCTTACGGAAGATACACGCATGAAGTTGCGTGTCCTGGACAACCTTTGTTATCAGAAATTCGGCCAGCACCTTATTGTTTCTTCATCCTACCGGGAAGGCGACCCCAATAACCACGGGGCGGGCGTTGCCTTTGATGTTTCCGGCGGTATCGTTGATGATCCGGACGCACGTCAATGGCTGGAACAGGCTGGCCCGGCTGTCGGACTGTTCGTCATCCCGGAATACCAGGGAGAAGCCGGTTCAGAATTCGCCCACGGCGACAATGTCCATTTTTCCAACGTAGAACCAGGTATTTATGGACAGACCCGGAACGCAGAAGGCCATTGGAGTGAAGAACATGCAGCTCCTTCCATTCAAAGCATCTTGAAAGGTGGTGCATCTAGTGGCGTATCGAGTAAAGCTGCCGGCGATAATGGGCAGTTTGAACGTGAATTAGACCAGGCCGCGCAGGAAGCCAAAAGCGACATGGACAAGATTCAAGCCCAAAGCGACCAGGCCATGAATGAAATCATGAACGACGACTCCGCCGAAAAGACGGCGCAGGACGCCCAGCAGGACGCAGAGAGCGCCCAGAAGCAGGCCGAAGAATCCCAGCAGAGTACGCAGGACGACGTCATTCCGGACGTTGCCCAGACTATCCGTGATACCTCGAACAACATTGATGAAATCAATACCCTCGATGGCATGTTCACGAAGGATAGCAACGGCAACGACAAATTCATTGATACGACCGAAAACCGCGACTTCATCAAGGCCAATTACAAGGATGAAATCACGAAGGCCGTAAACGACGCCATGAGTAAGAAAAAAGCGCCGATTGCTACGCCTGTACCCAAGAACAAGCAGCAGACGCCACATGCCCGTTTAGGCCGTATCCTGGCTACCTATGACCGCAAGGACCCGAAGTTCAAGGAATATATGAACACCTTCCGTAACGGCACGGAGCAGGAACAAAGGAAGCTGGCCGACGATTTACAGACGACGCAGGAGCTGGAACGAGCTAATTCCTTGAAGGGCAATCCGCTTATGACCCAGCAAGACCAGAACGCCCCTCAACAGGCCGTAGAATCTCCCAAACATCCCGAACAGGTAAATACACCTGTACAGGTGAAAGAAAGACTTGAAACGCAAAATAAGCGCAAAATCTACCTTGTGAAGAAACAGAAGCTCATGGAACGGGTCCCGGCTGGCAAGACGGTCAAGGTACATGCCAGTACGAATGACGCCGGATTCGATGCGACGTATAAGATTGTCCCGGCCGGTGATATCACTGCCAGCCACGACATGAATTACGCCGTGAACGACCTCTACCCGGCAGAATATCAGCCGCGCGACCGTAACCGTCCTCAGATGCGTGGGCAAGTGGAAAAGATGGCGAAGATGATGAAGCCGGAATTGCTGGCAGAAAGCCAGTTCGTCAATGAAGGGGCGCCTATTGTCAACAACAGTGGCGTCGTTCTTAATGGCAACGGCCGCGTCATGGCTATTCAGAAAGCCTATAAGGGGCTTACGGACGCCCATAAGAAGAGCGCTGAGGCCTATAAGGATTATCTCGTTTCCATCGCTCCGTCGTTAGGGATTGCGCCCGAAAAGGTACAGAGTATGGACCATCCTGTATTGGTCCGACAGGCGGCCGACGACGCCGATACCAACGCTATTATCAACAGCACCGAAGGCGGCGCCAAATTGGGCGGTGCGGAACAGGCGAAGGCTGATGCAGATAGACTTAAATTATCCACATTAGAGCAGTTCGTTGATAACGGTACGGGCGAGTTTATGAACCCCTCGAACCGTGAGTTCAGAAGAACGGCCGCAAAGGATATATTCAGTGATGCAGAAGGAAACTCCGTATTCAATGCCAAAGGCGAATTATCACCCATAGGGGCGTTGAGAATCCGTAATGCTATCTTTGCAAAGGCATATAAAGACGATTACCTCTTGACGCAGCTCAGCGAAGCGACGGATAATAATAGTAAGAACATCATGAACGCCATGATTGCCGCCGCTCCGGAAGTAGCGAAAGTCAACGAAGGCATCAAGGAAGGGAACCTGTATCCCGACTATGATATTTCCGACGTCATCACGAAGACCGCCAAGACTATTATGTCGCTCCGCAATGAAGGCAAACCACTGTCATTCCATTTGCAGGAAACCAGCCTGTTCTCGCAAGGAGAATCGGAAGATGAACGGCTGGTACTGGAGTTCATCGAACGCAACAAATTCAAGAGCCGTACCATTGCCGATATGTATAAGGCCGTATGCGATCGCATTTTTGCTGTCGGCAGTCCCAAGCAATCCAAGTTATTCGATAGTACAGAAGCGCCGCGTATCAGCCTTGAAAATATCATCTCGAACGCCATCCAGGAGGTAGAACATGGACAATCGTTATTCGACACCGCAGAAGAAAAGCCAGCCGAAAAAGCTGTATCCGAAGTACCAGATAATCGACAGGCCGAACCCGCCGGAAGTGGACGCGTACATCAACAAGAAGCTGGCAGAGTACAGAGCCAAGAAAAAGAAGGGAATGAAGTAGATGAAAAGAGCAAGCAAAGTGACCATGTCGACACCGAACCTCAGCAAACTGAAAGTAAAGACACGGAAGGTACCCATGCCGAAGAAGGTTCCCAAGGTGACGTACAAGAAGAAATAAGTAAATCGCACGATTTACTGAACAGTAAGGAATCGACGCCCAGAAAAGAAGAAACGAAGGAGCGTACCGTTTCCGACGACACAAGGGAACGTCTGCATGAGCTTATGGCCGATGACAATACAAAACCTGCTAAAGTGGCTACGGCATATATCCGGTTCACGAAAGCCTTGATAGAGGACGTAAAAGCCGGGAAAGTAGATGCGAAGACCGCTGATAAGCAAGTCACGGACGAATACAAGGCTATCGAAAATTCCCGTTTCTACGAATATCTCGACAAGGCGCCTATTAGTGGGGCTGGCTTCAAAAGGGCCAACGCCAATGCGCATAAGTTTTTACGTGGGGAAACGAAAGAAAAAACGTCCGGTGTTACGCCTTATAAGCAGGCTGTCGATGACATTATGGATAGGCTGGACCATAAGAAGCTCACCCCGACGCAGGCTATCAACAAGCTAAAAACTATTATGAAGGATGCTAATGCCGCTCGTTGGGGAGAATTTAAAGCCATGGAAGCCATCGAGTCGAAAGAAAAGTTATCGTTCGATGATTATAAAATGGCACTCGATTTAGCTAATGACGCCATGAAAAAAGCTAATGACATGCGTCTGGAAGCCAGCCGAAACCGTAAGGCCCGGAAGACGGCGAAAGAGCTTGAATCGGTTACAAAAGAAACGCAGAATGACGCCGATATTCGTTTTGGCACGGTGGAAGACGCCGAAAAAGCCGTCATGAAAGCATTCGGCATAAAGCCGCACAAGAAGCCCGCTGACACGCCTGCTGTGCCACATGAGACAAGCACCAAGGCCACGCCGAAAAAGGCCGTCAAGAAGGCCGTTATCAAGGATAACGATAAGATTGAAAAGACGTTCCACCTGCTCGACGACAGCGACGAAGCCCTGGAAGCCGAAAAGAAAGCCATACTCGAAGAACTATCCCATTTGAGTGCTAACCCGGCCTTTAATCCGGTGCTCATGTATCACCTACTCAAAGTCGGGGCCATCCACGTACAGCGCGGCTTGAATGAATTCGCTCGTTGGGCGAAGGCCATGAAAGACACCCTGCCACAAAGTGAACCCTTCTTACACTCCGTATGGGATTCCTTGCAGTCCATGCCGAACCATGCCAAGCTCGATGAAAAGCAGTTGACGGCCGCTATCCGCTATGTCGGTTCGCTGTACGACCATGGCATGACGGACAAAGTCGATTTACGCAAATCATTCATCGCTACGTTGGGAGTGAAAAATGCAAAGTATTTCGATGCAGTGTATAATGCTGTTATGGAATATCCCAGCATTGAAGAGTTGAAAGGAGTGAATGACAATGTTAGTAGCAACGTTCCCGAACTGGTTGCACGATCTGGCGAAGGGGCCAGTGAAAACGCAGTGGGGGAAAGTCGTATTCAAGGCAGAACAGCCGTGCGAGGAAGCAGACAAGATACTGCACCGGCAGGAAAAGAACCCCAAAAACAGGAAATGGGCCATGATAGCCTTTCAAGTGGTAGCACCTCTACTGGCCGAACGGCTGGCAATCGCAGAGTACAAACTCAAGAATCCAAGGATAGCACCGGAAGCACCGGAAGTACTGAATTACCAGGAAGCGTTAGAGCTGGCCTTGAGCGAGTTCCCGACGATGACCAAAGACGACCTGACGAACTTGTTAGAGTTGCTCAAAACAGACCCCAGCATGAAGACCCTGTAGAGAAGGCCCAGGAAGAGCAGAAGGACAAGCACCTCGACGAAGTTAAGAAAGCCTTGCCTATGCTCCTGCCTCAACAGGCCGAAGACGTATGTATCGCCGAAGACCGATTCAAGGAACATAGCGGCATGATGTTCACCAACGGCACCGGTACAGGTAAGACCTATACCGGGTTAGGTATTGTGAAACGTTTTGTGGACGCCAATAAAAAGAATATCCTCATCATTGCGCCGTCTGACGGTATCTTGAAGCAATGGGAAGAAGCCGCCGCCAAAGACTTTGGTATTACCTTGACCCGGCTTGACAGCACCAAGGATGCAGGTAAGGGAGCTGTTACAGCGACCTATGCCAACGTTGGCGCTAACCAGGCGCTCGTCAACCGTGACTTTGACCTTGTCATTACCGACGAGTCACATAACCTCATGGGAAGCGAATCAGCCAAACCGACAGATGCCTTGCAGCTTGTTCGTGCGGTTACGGGGAACAAAGACGGGTTTAAGCGGTATCACCATGATAAGCACCCGGAAATTTCAAGCAAGATTGATAAAGCATTTGAAGAAATCAAGAAGCTCCGTAAGCGTGACAGCCAAATTGACAAGGAACGTAAAGAAACCCATGACCCGTCATTGAATGATGAATCACGCAAAATCCGTGACAAAATCGAAAAGCTCGAAGAAGAGATGAGCAAATGGCGTGAAAAGTTGGAAGCGTTCAAGAGTGATGACGAAAAGGCTTTTGCTGAAAAACAGCCCTCTAAGATCCTGTTTCTGTCGGCGACGCCGTTCCAGTATGTAGCCGACCTGGACTATGCAAACGGATATTTGTTCGACTACGCTGATTATGGTCCCATGGAACAGCAGGGATATAACCAGGCTAATGGCCGGGAAAACTTCTATATGGAAAATTTCGGCTATAAGATGCGCTACAATCGCCTCGAAAGACCGGGTTCTGACGTGGATACTGACTTAATGGAACGGGAATTCAACCGCAAGATGGTGGAATCCGGGGCCATGCACGGCCGTATGTTGTCATCCAGTTACGACTATGACCGTGGTTTTATCCGTATCGATGCAGGCGTGGGCCAAAAAATCGATGAAGGCTTTCAGTGGTTATGGAACCGGCCTAAATATAGAGAATTAAGTGACTTCCTTAAAAAACGGTTCACCGGTCAGCAGAAATACTATTTGCTGGAAGCCATAAAAGCCAAACAGGCCATTCCGCTTATCAAGAAATACATCAACAGCGGCAAGAAAGTTGTTATTTTCCATAACTTCAATAAGGGTGGCGCGGACAATCCATTTGTAATTAACAGGGAAGGCATGGACTATCTGGAAAGCCTGGACAGTGAACGGGCTGACGATATTCTCAAACAGTACCATGACTTCCAAGCACAACGTCCGGACCTCGTTGGTCTTGATTTGAACGGTTTGGAATCACCAATCAAAACGCTTTCTAAGGCCTTTGATGACGAATTGGTCCTGTACAACGGTACTCTCAGTAAAAGCGACCGGGAAAAGAATAAGAAAGCGTTCAACGACGACGACAGCAAGGTAAAAGTCATCCTCGTACAGTCTGCCGCCGGGCAAGCTGGCGTATCCCTGCACGATACAACAGGTAATCATCAGCGTGTCCTCATCAATTTAGGACTGCCGACACGTCCTAGTGAAGCTATCCAGCAGGAAGGCCGTATCTACCGGGTAGGCAATAAGTCGAACGCCATTTTCCGTTATCTCAATACCGGGACGTACATGGAACAGATGGCCTTTGCTACGAAGCTTGCAGAACGTGCCGGGACCGTCGAAAACATCGCATTGGGTGAAATGGCCCGCTCGTTGAAACAGGCCTATGTCGAAGCCTTTGAAGAATCGCAGGAAGGCGATGGATGGAAGAAATATCTGCCGGGGAGTAAGACGGAAGGTACAGGCGGCAAGGCTAATGACTATCGGCAGGAAAGGGCAACCGACTTTGACCGTGCCAAGGCTGTCTATTTCGGAAAACAGAAGAAGAACAGCCGCACCAAGTCGAGGGAAGGGGCCGATTACTTTGCGACGCCCGAACCGATCGGCTATAAAATGGTGCAGTGGTTACAGTCCAAGCCCGGCCAAAGCCTGCTCGAACCGTCGGCCGGTGACGGGGCCATTGCCCGTTGGATGCCCGACAACACGTATAATACCGTTGTTGAACCGTCCAGGGATTTGACGCCTAAACTCATGCGTAACGTTGCCGGGGCTAAAGTCGTCGAAAGCACCTTTGAAAACTTTGACCTTCATAATAAATTCGACGGTATCGCCATGAACCCGCCGTTCGGTAAAGGTAAAGACAGGGGCGGAAAGTTGGCAATGGAGCATGTTGCCAAGGCATACAAACACTTGAAAGACGGCGGCCGCCTCATCGCAATCATCCCAGACGGCCCGGCCTGCCAGGCGCGTTTCGATAAATGGTTTTATGGAAACCCGGAAGCCAAACGCAAGGAAGATAGAGGCGTTGCCGACGGCGTACTGATGGCCGACATTCACCTTCCGTCCGTTACTTTTAACCGGGAGGGTACCAGTGTCAACACCCGTATGGTAGTGATTGATAAGTACACCGACGAAGGGACACGGCAGGTTGCTGTCGCGAAATCAAAGGGCCGTGTCGACATTTCTGCCGATGACGTAAACGAGTTGTTCAACAGAATTGAAGATATGAACATGCCGGAACGCCCCGATATGTCGGACGAAAAGAAACAGACTTCCATCCGTAAGGTAGGCCAGCAGCTGTACCGCTCCAAGGAAGACTTGAAAGCGGAAATCAAAGAAGCGTTCCCGACTGCCAAGGAAATCAAGGACGAAGGCGACCGTATGACCTTCACCATGCCGAACGGTTCCCATATCGTCGTTGACTTGAAGAATGAAATCCTTTTGACGGACAAGGAACTGGCGCAGGCAAAGAAAGACCATCATATCGACGATAACGGCAACGTGATTGTCGAAGGCTACGCACAGCTCCATGGCAAGGACGCCTACATGGCCCTCTCACAGGGTAGCCGTGAAAACACAGGATTCCATGAAGCCTACCACCTTGCAGAAGGTGCCGTCTTGACGGACCGTGAAAAAGCGGCTATCAAGAAGGCTATCCCTGACGCCGAAAAGCGCGCCGACAAGTACGCCGAATGGGTAGAAGCCCGTAAGCACGGACGCGGCACGGCATGGGGTAAGCTGTTCCAGAAAATCAATGACTTTGCCGCGAAGATGAAGAAAATCTTCACCGGAGCAGAAACCGTAAATGACGTTTTCCGGCAGATTGAGTCGGGCGAGGTGTGGGAACGAGGCGCCCGCGATAACAACGAACGGCGCTATGCTATCCGCCAGGATGACCAGGAAGAAGCGCCGGTCAACCCGCAAGACATTATCGACGCTATCAACGATATTGTCCATATCTATGAAGGAAGCCGCCTTACAAACAAAGAACGGAAGGAACTAAGAGAGTCCAGTAAATTCGACCCGGACCAGAAGCAAGCCGTCCGTCCGCAGGCTACCGACTTATATGACCGTCACGCCCATGCAGGCTTCAACCGTATGGGGTATTTCAACCTGAGTAACTATGGGCGCATCCTTGCCCTGCATCTCGACAACGTCATGAATCTGAAAGGCAATCTGGAATTGACGAATAAGGTCCTGGACCGGCAGGATAAGAACGCCGCCGAAAATAAGATGAACGGCGTAAGTGAACGTCTTACCCCGTCACAGGCACGGCAAAACGCCGTCATGGACTTTGGGGCGATGATGATCCGCAACCCGGAACTGGCCCGTGAAACCTATCCAGCTTACGCCAAGATTTTCGATGAAGGACTGGAAGAACACCCGGACCTTAAAGAAAAGCTTGACCGTGTTATTCAGCTGAACGAAACCTACCAAGGCCAGACAGCTGCCGAGCGGGCCGCTGGCAGTATCGCCCGTGAAAGGGAAAAGGTGCAGCTCCGTAAGCATCCTAAAGAATGGTTGCACATGCACTTTGATAAGTTCTATACGAATTGGGTAGATGACAAGCATATCTTTGCTAAAATCGTTGCCAGGGCAGAAGCTGAACTGGGCCGTAAGCTGGCCTATGACTATGACGTCCACAAACAGGCACAAATGGCTCTTAGCGTGGCCTCCAGCCGTGCATTGTTGTTCCTTACTGGCGGCAAAAGCACCGAAGATACATATAAGGTATTGAATACGGTTTACGGTCACGCCATTACGAAGAATGTTACCATGAAAGATATCATGGACGCCCTTAATAAGGTATCTAAAGAAGATGTATCGAAAACAGGCGCTGAGAACGCCTACGATGCACTGGGGAACTATCTGATTGCTATGCGTACCGAAGAGCTTGAAAAGCACTACCACGACGCATACGCCCGTTCCGCCGGTTTTGATGAAGAAGGGACACGGGAAATCATTCAGAACACGCCTGAAAGCATCAAGAAGATAGCGCAGATGTATTGGGACATTAATACCAATATTGTCAATATCCTCCAGCAGCAAGGACTCATCTCCAAGAACCTCGCCGGGAAGCTCCGTAAATATAAGTATTATTGTCCTATGTACCGTGACATGTCGGACGGTATCATGGATATGGATGAGATGATAGGCACTATCGGGGCATTCAATAAGGGCGGCGGCTATGCCAACGTCAGCAACGGTATTAAGCGTATCGAAGGCGGCGGTAAGCGTCCTATCCTCGACCCGATAACCTCTTTGTCGCAGATGGCAGTATCTATGATTAGCAAGTGCGAACGGAACGATGTTGCCAAGACATTCGTCAAACTGGGGCAAGACTTCTCCGGCCTGGGTGACATTGTCGTCCGTGACCCGACCTTGAAACACGCCGACCCGACAGCTTTTGCCTTTACGGTATGGCAGAACGGGGAACAAGTCGTATACCGCACGACGCCGGAAATATACGACGCACTCACGAATAACGACGCTCAAGCAAACCGCTTCACTATCAAAATTGCAAGCGGCATTGCACAGACCTTGCGGACCGGGGCCACTATCAGTCCGTCCTTCATCGTTCGTAACCTTTTGCGTGATACCATGTCGGCCACGGTAAACTCCAAGACCGGGTTCTACCTGCCGTTCGTCGATAATGTGCGCGGTGCCTGGAAACTGCACTTTGACAAAGAATTTTCCGCGGAATATCACGCCAGCGGGGCCAGCATGTCGACGTACCTGCGGGCGGACGCGGATAGCAGCCGCGACCTCACCAAGGAACTACTGGGCCATAAGTACGACTCGTACCCGGTTGTCGTGAAACAGGTCCGTCAGCTCATCAGCTATGCATGGCACAAGTACGAAAAGTTCGGCAACCTCGTCGAAGACAGTACCCGTGCCGGCGAATTCAGACGCGCACGTAATCAAGGCTTGTCCATCGACCAGGCAGGCCAGTTAGCTCGTGAAATCACGCTGGACTTCTCTCGTCATGGCAAGAAAGGCCAGATAGCCAATAAATACATCCCATTCTTCAATGCGACGATTCAAGGTACAGACAAGTTTATTCGGACGTTCAAGGATAACCCCATGCGGGCTATTCTGAATGCCGTTATCTGGATCATCCTGCCGTCGCTGGGATTGTGGGCTATCAACCATGACGACGATTGGTATAAGGAACTCGACGAAAACACGAAGTATACCAACTGGGCCATCCCACTGCCAGGCGGAACGCATCTGCTCATCCCGAAGCCGCAGGAAGTCGGTATCCTGTTCGGCTCCGGTATCGAAGCCGTCTTGAACCAGATGACCGGCACGGACCCGCACGGGATGAAAGAATGGGCGCGTCAGTATTTTGACGCAATGACACCAGGGGTATTTCCGGCCATTGTCCGTCCACTCATTGAATGGCTGACTGACTATTCGCTCTGGTCAGGACGCCACCTCATCCCTGCTGGATTGAAGAAAGCGCCATCTGAAATGCAGTTTACCAGCTATACCAGCGAATTAGCTAAGGCCCTGGGGGATACATGGATTGCTAAGAACATCAGCATTGGTGAACGACATGGCATATCGCCTGCCGCTATCGACAACTGGATTAGTGGATGGTTCGGCAGCGCCGGGCGGTTTGTTGCCAATATGCTCAATGACCCGATTAGCTACGTACGCGGGAACAGCCGTCCGTCGGAACCTGCTAAATATTGGTATGAAATGCCGGTCATTGGCTCGTTTATTCGTCAGAACGGGCAGAACAGTGAATACATTAACCGTATGTATGAAATCCAGAAAGACATGAACGACGACTACGAACGCTCCGACGCTGGCAAACAGCGCAAGGGCAAGAAGTCTTCCTCGAATAAGCCGAAGGAATTGAAGCAAGTCGACACCGCTGTAAGTTCGGTATCGAAGCTCAACAAAGAAATCAAAGCTATCCGGAACGATCCGAAAAAGGACCCGGACCAGAAACGTCGAGAAATCGACCAGCGGCGCACTAAGATAAATGACCTTGCCAAGAAAGTCGTTTTAAAGTTCGACAAATAAAGGAACAGCCTGCTATCCATCACGGACGGCAGGCTGTTTTTCCATTCACAGCTCGTCAAAAATTCGTCAAAAATAAATGTTACAATGTGATACAACGTGGTACAATATGGACATAATGGAAAATGCAATCATTTAGAAATGGCTATTTTGAGCGTTTTTGATTAATATATAGCATTTCTGATGATTGTAATGTATAATAAAACAGAATAAGCATTTTTACTATTACAATGAGGTGAAAGTTATATGG